CGAGCCATACGTGCAATCACAGTCAATGGGTTAGCTACGCCAGCAGTTGTTGGTACAGCTTCAGATGCGCGAGGCTTCAAGCCCACACAGTTAGCAGCGTTACCAGCATTAAAGTCAGCGGCTGTCAACTTCATTGAAGTAAGAAGTTCATCTGTGCCAGCAGTGGCAACAGCAACAGTTCCGTTAACAATGTTGTTGACTACATTAGCGTTACCGTTAATTGCAGCTTGTTTGAAACCAGTCAAGTAGCCTAGTACGTCTTGGTCAAACTGGTCAGCCAAACGGTATGCCGCACGGTTGCTTGAGAGAGACTCAAAGTTAACGTGCGAATGTGCTTCCTCAATGTCGTCAACTTTAAAAGCAAAGTAGTTAGCTTTGTCAACGGTGAGGGTGAAATCCTCATCATCAAGGTCTTGAGGGGTAATAGTTGTACCACGCTCATATGCTTTGACAGTAATCTCAGGTTCTTTAATGATTTTAACTGAATCACCAAAGTTTGCGATTTCTCCAAAGTAGTCATTATTAGTAATCGCGTCACAAACAGCGGCCTTGCGGAATGCAAGCTGCACCTGTTTGGAGTAAATTACAGGACTAAAATTACCATTCGGTAAGTTGTTATAGCCCGGAGCTCTTGGAAAAGCCATAATCCATCTCCTATGTTTTGGATTTTACAGATGCAAACAGTACAATTCTTTGCAGAGGCTGTATAACGTAGGGTGTACAATGTACAAAGGTGGCCACCGATGTACCAAGTAGGCCATGTTACTCAGGTAATCTTTAAGATGTTTGTAGTTTGCTATTTTGCAGAGTCGGCAAGGAGCTACCCTGCCTATTCTACATATGACAAAAGCACCCGCCTTTGCCAATTCATTATTTATCTAGCTGCACCAGATAAATCATAAATAAAGTTTCCATTACGAATAGCCTCAGAAATTGCTTCTGCGTGTTTTTCGTATTCCTGTGCAGACATTTTATCTACATCAGATTCTTTTATAGATGCTGATGCTTCATCCGCTTGAGGTTTGGTTATAGAATTTTTACTAGACACAGACTTTGCTGCATCTTTGTTATTTGATTTTTTAGCCTTTTTAGTTACTATATCACTGTCTACTTTATACAGGTCAATAGCACGGGCGGCTGATTTAGCATCGTTTTCATTTTCATACAGTGCTTTCTGTATCCATGCGGGCTGTTCGCTTACCCACGAATGAAAATCTTCGCTATTTCTGATTTCATCAAAATCAGGGTGCAATTGAAGTAGCTCTACCTCAGCTCGTTGGCGATTAGATTCAATTTCACGTTCAGCTATATTCTGTAAACGTTTTTCAATTGAAGAATCTAGTTCCTGTGCTTTCTTAGTAGCAATTGTTTCTACAATTTTAGCAACATCAGGATACTGCTTTGACCACTCAGAAATCTCTTCATCTGATTTAGGAAGCTTTATGCCTTCCTTTGTGGCTGACGATAGCTGCTCTTCAAGCTGGCGTATCTGGTTGCGCATATCTTTTTCTTTTTCTTGGGCATGGCGGCGCAAGTCACCATACCGTTTCTTAAATGTTTTTTCTTCAGGTTGCATAGCTTCAGTTTCTTCAGCATCCTGTTGTTCTTCAACAATAGCGTTACGTTCGTTTTGTAATGCTTCTAGTTCTGAAATTTCTTCTGAATTATCCCTAGTATATCGTGTAGGGGCAGCTACTGCTGTAGCCTTTTCTTGTACAGCCATACGAGCCATAGTCTTCTCCTTGTCGGGGCCACCAGTAGCCGAATGGGGTGATGGGTAGCCAGTCTACATCCTAATTATAGGCTGTGGAAATAATTATATCAGTTATTTTAAGAAAAGTCCAGTAATAAAAAATTGTGCTGTCCTATACACAAAAGTTCCAAGATTGGTAAGACTACGTTTCCTACCTGTAGCAAAATCTACATAATCCTTAAACTCTTCGTAGTGATTGTGTGCACGACCTGCTTCAATAGCTTTAATGCCATGGTAGCGGTATCCGCGTCTAACAGCTTCGCCATACCAACGTTTGTGCAGATTCTTAACACACCATCGTACTGCTTCGCGTTTAACGTCCGCAGAAAAGCCTCCATTAGATACAGCATGTGTAGCAATAACACATCCGTTGCCGCCGCCTTGGCCACCGCCTTTGTCATTATCTGGATTAGTTCCACTAGTTACGACTCCACCGGAACTTGTAGTAACAGCGTTGCCACTGCTGTCTGTAACAGCACCAGCATTAGGGTTGCCAGTTTGTGCTTGCGCGGCTGCATCAGCATTAGCTTTATTCTCCGACTTTTGAGCTGCAGCTTGGGCAGGTTCCATACCCGCAGTTGATGGACCCCTAGTGTAACCGGCTGATGTAGTATCAGTGCCTCGGTTTCCAATGTCATCCACACCCGCAAAGCCGCTTACAGTCCCTGTGCCGGCTGTTGTACTAGAAGGAACATCGGTACCAGCAACTTGTGTGCCTCTTGAAGTAGGAGTTCCAGGTCTATTTCCAAAGTCATCAACCATTCCAGTTGGGCTATTAAAACCACTCGCAGTGCCATAATTACCAATCTGGCTAATGCCTTGTGTTGCTGTAGGTGAAGTAGACATGCCTTGGCTATAATCTCCAAGTTGGCTGACGCCTTGTGTTGCCGTAGGTGAAGTAGATATTCCTAATTCATTACTTGTTAATGGGCTAAGTCCAGCCGCCTGCATCTGCCTATCAATAATTTCGCTAGCAGTGCTACGCTGTGCAGGTGTCATAGCTGCCGTATTCATAGTACTCATTTGTGGCATTGGTTGGGAACTAACCGCACCAGTTACAGGGTCAATAGCAGTCATTACTGTTCCAGCCCTATTCGCTATGCCAGGTACGCTTTGTTTTCCAGCAATTACACTTGGAGTTGCTAAATTATTGTTTTGTATAGCGGCCATGCTATTCATGCCTGAAGGATAGGCAGCTAATTCATCGGGAATCCCGAAGCCCATCGGTCCTTGAAAAGCCATATTTCCGCCCTGCACTGATGGGGCAGCTGGGGCAGCTGAAGCACTAGGATTGGAGCTTAAGTCCAATGCAATCATTTCAGCCAAAGATTGACTTGTATAAGGAATGCCCATATCTTTAGCTATGGCTTTAGCGGCATCTTGTTGTTCAGCTTTAGTTGGGCCAAAACCTTGTGTACCAAGTACTTGTGAACTAATATCTTTAATGGCACGACCTACGTTATAGTTAGGGGAATTACGAGCTACGTTTACATCATGGTCAACAGCTTGTTGTGCTGTCATGACAGAATCAATAAACCCAACATGCGCAGGATTTGTTCTATCTTTTGTCATTGCATCGTAAGTTTCGCGGGATATGACAGCCGTTTGTGGCTTACCATATGCATCAGTTTTGTTATAGTCAGTTAGCCGAACTTGGTCATAGTCAGTGGTTAACATTCCCATAAGACCTGGCATTCCAGATGGATTACTTGTTTCAAGTCCAAAGCCATATGTACTATGTCCAGACAAAAGGCCATTGTTTGATGTGCCACCAAACACTGCGGTACCACCTGGTGTGCTTGATTCATCTGCACCATCCCCACCTTCCGACGTATCCCCGCTGTCTGGACGCGTAGTAGCGTCACTTGGGTCAGTTACTGCTGGTGGTGTAGATGAAGTTTCTTCACACTGTTGAGTTACATAATTATATGTAAAACCATCAGCACATTCCTGTGGACCGCTAGCCGCATAGCTAGTTCTATTTGGTGCATAGACACTACTTGCATCGGTTACTGGAGTGTATGGTTTATTGGGGTCTGGTAAACTTAAAGGATTTAAAATGCTATTGTTTGGAATAGACAGGCCAGTAGCAGGGTTTACTAATGGATTAGATGCTTTAGAGGTAGTGGGCAAAGTAACAAATTGTTGTGAAGCAGCTTGAGGAGCGGCTGCATTTGTGCCCTGTAAAAAACGACCGGTTGGTGGGGTTAAAGGAAAAGTTCCAACCTTGCTAGGATTGGGGTTGGTTATCAAAGCACCTTGGTTGGCTTTAATAATGCCGCCATCATCATCAACTTTATCAGCTTTTTCTGTACCACCACTAACATACTCAATTTGTCCATTAGTCTCCATATCTTGTAAACCCATAAGAGCATCACGGCGCATACCTTCATACGCACCTAGACCATGGTAGCGAACAACGTTGGCAGGAACTACAAGTTCGCCCTCACTAAGAAGCACAAGCTGGTCATCAGCTACTTCTTCTTTAGTGGCGCCCGGTGGAGGATTGCCTTCAGCGGCTTCTTCGTAGTCGGCAGGAGGAGCACCTAAGCCAATCATTACTGACATTCCGCCATCATCAGGCATACCGCCTTTTGCCAGCATAGGAATCTCTTCTGTGGGTGTGGTTGAACCTGTTGGGGGTACAGGGGAAGCCATTTGGGGAACTGTTTTTGGTATTGGTGCTGGCGTAGGCGCAGAACGTTTTTGCAATTCTTGTGACACTTCTTTAAAGGCCGCATCTCGTGGGTCGGATGAACCGGCTGGTGCAGGTGCTCCTGTAGGTGCTCCCAAACCTGCTGGTTGTGCCGCAGGGTTAGCTGCTTTTGGGCCACCACCTTGAGGTGCAGATGTTGCTTCCTCCATTGGTAGCGGCATTTTTCCTTGTTGTGCCATCATTATTCCCCCCTCGGCTTTTTGTGGTACAGGTGTTGCTCCATAGCTTAACATAGGCGACAAATCATCAATGTTTTCTGGTGTATCACCAGCGTACATAGCATTGCTTATATCAATTGCTTTTTGTATAAATTCTTCACGATTTGGATAGGCTTTACGTAGTGCTCTACCGAAAGCGTTATTATTTAAATCAATTTCAGATTCAGCAGAACGGTTTTCTTTAGAACCTTCCCTTGCATCTATTAAGGATGATGCTACTTTAGAACCGAGTCCAGTACCCAAAAAGTTTTTAGCGCCAAGAACGCTATCTTCTTCACCTACTGTGGCTAGTCCACCCAAAAGAATGTGCCGTAGGGTGTCTTCAGTTCTATCATCATCCGTAAAATTAAATTTGTTTGCCGTGCCACGTGATATAGATAGCGAATCATTTACAGCATCCGCAGTGCCCGTTAAATACATCGGCACCATTTCTAACGATGAGATTCCAGCATCTTGGTAATCTTTTATTTCGCCCTTGCCTCTGCGGACTGCATCTTGGCGTGTTAGTCTGTTACCAATCATGTCGCTCATTTTATGATGCCGCCTTAGATATAACTTCATCACGCAATGTGCGTAATCTGCGTAATTCTTGTATAGCACCTTGTGCTTGATACACGGCTTTCATGTCATCGCCCTGTTCCATGTTACGGTGCATATCAGTGATACGAGACTCCATGTACATTTCTAATGCATCAAGATTGCGCTTAACATTAACGAGGGGTAAAAGTTTCTTAGCTATTTCTGGGGTCATTTAAGTCCGCCCATTATGCTGGCTAGTTGTGCGCCCATTGCTTGCCCACCTTCTGGCTGTGGTGCTTGTTCTGGTGCGGCACTAAAGCCTTGTTCCCCAGGAACTGCAGCCCCACCTACACCGATGTTACCTCCGCCGCCGCCAGACATATCCATTGGATTCATACCCTGAGCTTGTTCTTCTGGGCCAGCCATACCACCAGCGGCTTTAATGATTTCTGCTTGACGGAATGCTTCACGTTCATCATTAATAATCTTTTCAGCATCCAAGTCCATAGCCTGTGCCAGCTCCCGCAATACAACAGGGAACTTTACAAATGATGCTAAATTAGGATTGCCGGCAATCTGAAGAAGCTGTAGCAGGCGTTGGCTACGAACTTCGTTTTTCATAAGGCTCTCTGTACCACGTGCTTTAATCTCTAAGTCGCCACGAACTTCAGGGTCAAAATTAAATTGCATGTTAAATGCATAGAATGCCTCGCCCAGAGGCTGTAGCAAGTAATCATCAATGTTTTTAACAACGCCCTTAATACTGATTTGGGCAGCACCCATAAGCATGGAGATACCTGCCGCAGTTCGACCAGTTCCTTGAACGCCTGTTTGACCATGTGAATAGGAGGGAATACCCGTAGCATCATCAGCAAGCTGTCTAGCCTTATCAAACATCATCATGTTTTCTTGTGATACGTTGGGATACTTAGTTCCAAACAGCGACTGCCCCGGTGCCCCACCTTGGCGGCGGAATACCTTACCCGGATACAGTTCTAAGTCTTGTCCCGGAACAAGGTTGGTTTCGTCAATCTCAAAAATTAAGTTACCCGATAGAACAGCGTTATCAACAGCCATACGCATAAAGCCGTTCATTAGCGCTTGTGTATCTGTCATGTTTTCAGCTAGGCCAACACCAAAGAATGAATAAGGATTTAACTCGTATGGTGCGGCAAAGTAAGGAATACGCTTCGGTGTAAATGGGTTAATAACGAGACGCAACACTTGATTGTGACAAACCCAGCAATTTACCTGTAGTGTATCTAAGTCTTCAAGTTCTTTTGGTATTTCAAGCCCAGCTTCTTCCGCTTGGTCTTTGTCAATATTACCCCAATACTCAAATATCTCAAATCGTTCTACATCATAAGTATTGCGATAATCTTCAAGGTCGGCTTCCCACCATTTACGTACATAGTTAGTCCCCATGGTAACAGCGGAATCAATAGCATCATGCCGAAAGTATGGACGCTTTTTAAGGTTACGTAATTCAGAAAAGCTTAAACGGTGCCGCTGAATAACAAATTCGCACTCATCCATGTTCTTTGCGTCTGAGTCAGGGTATAAGTTCCATAGAGAAACATTCTCTACCTTGGGTACGGTTTTAATAATGGGAGAATAATTACCCTCTTCATCCCAGTTAGGGTATTCTTTATCGTATGCAAACGGCCCCTTTAGTACGCCGGTACCAAACAAAGCCATCTCAAACGCAGTATGACGCAGATGCTTAGAAGCACTTGACTCTTCTAGCTGGTCAAGCATTTTCTTTTCCATGCGTTTCGCTGCAGTTTCTGCAGGACGATAGGTTTGGGATGTACCAGTTTTGCCCGGACCTACCCGTAGCTTATCGCCTAGCTCACCCAGTTCTTCAGAAAATACGCCTAAATTTAAGTCATCAAGCATCTGACTTGTGGCACCTGGAGGCAAGGGCTTCCCATCGCCCGGAAAACCATATTTACTTTCTAGCTCTTCTATGGCATTAGAATCATCTTTAGGGTCAAAGTGTACAGCTTCTTCAACGCCTTCCGGCACTAGCGTAGATTCAACCCCTAAAGGAAATCTTTGACCAGCAAACAATACATCAATAATTTGACCGTATGCCGCTAGGACTTTAGTTTTTGTAATTTTGATAAATACTTTAGATTTTTCAGTGGACGTAAACTGTGTTTCTGTGCCATACAAACCACGATACTGGCGATAAGCGTTTAGCCACCGCTCTTCTTCTTCTAACCTGCTAGACTCTACGCTTTCAAATTTACTTGAAATATATCCTGCTAGTGCTTCAGAACCGGTTTCTGGTTCAAATACTAGTGCTTCAATATGTTCTTCATCAGCCATAATTAATATCCAAAGGTTGCATCAGCGGGTTGCCATCGTTGATTTGGTGGTCCACCAGAAAAATCAAAAACGGAACGTGATTTTGGACGCGTCATAATACCGTATCGTAACGCATCATATAAGTGGTCTTCTACTTTAGTGTTGACATCTTCTGGATTAGTTTTATCCATTGGGAGGGTTGGCAATTGAGCAATTAAGTTAGTACAGTTGCTCATTATTTCAATGCCGGCTCTACCGCTTTCTTCGTCAACTTGTAGGCGCCGGTGTAGTTCGTTCTTACCTGCTACACGACTACCCCTGCTTCTGTCGGATGGGCGCCACCTACACCCTTCAACAATCATTTGTTCTGCAAGGGACGGTCCTGTGTCTCCGCGCTTATGCCAAAGTGATGAATCAAGTACGCCGTAATGTATTGATTCTCCGTCCTCAGCTTCTAGAACCATATGTGCCAGTTCTTTAGCTGGTACCTTGCTTACATATAGTTCCCTGTAAACAATTAAAGTTTCGTTGGTAGGGTCTACAGTAAACCAAAGAACGCCAGAAGCAGAAGCGTAACCATAATCGCAAGCCCTGAACTTTCTCCATGAGTTCGGTATTTCAAATGGGTCAATAACGTGTACCCGCCTATCAAATTCCGAAAACGCCGCGCCTTCAGCAATGTCCCAAGACCCTTCTAATAATTGTTTACGCTGTACTTCTGGCAGTGAGAGCAGCATGGCTTCATAATCACCGGCTTCATACAAATATGGGTTATCCAGCAATTTAGCTGGCACAAAACGCCTGCTGAAAAGAGGCTGGCCCGCTTTAGAATGCCGACTTGGGTAAGTGAGGGTTTCACCGGTGGTAATATCCGTCGCCCAAAAGGGTCTTCCAGGGGTGGACGGGTCGATGAACATTTTCTTAACCCAAACATGTCCAGGTCCGCCAGGGTTTGTTGTCGCTCGCATAAAGACTGGGAGCGAAGGGTCTGCTGTTCTAAGACGCGAGCGTAAATAATCCCAAGCATAAGGTGTAGCATACTGTGTTAATTCATCTATACCAATATATGTAAACGCCTGACCTTGGTAACGTAGAACGTCTTTGTCCTGTTCTAGATAGGTCATCCATATTCTGGCACCGGATGGAAAAACCCATTGGCTTTTCTTTTCCATCCACTTCGCACCCGGATAAGCATTCGGGTACATCTCTTGACTTTTATGTATCAACTCGCGCAATTCATCATTTGTTCTACGTAGAATTAGCGCATTGAAGTTCTTGTTGTTGCAATAACGCAACGGGTCTATAATCAAAGCGTAAGACTTGCCGCCTCCGGCTGCGCCGCCATATAAGACTTCGCGCTCAGGTGCCGCAAGAAAATCCGTTTGGGGGCCAGGATTTGGCTCAAACAGGATTTTATCTTCGGGTTCTTCATTAGACTGCTCAAACCCAGAAGTACCCATAACTTGTATTTCGGGTTCTGGGTTCTCAAGGCGCTCAAGCTTCTGTATCTTCTTCTGCGCCATATTTAGTTGCATACGTGCAGAACGTTTTTGTTTAGCTAGGCGAGCCTGTTCTTTTTCCTCTTTAGTTTGAGGTGTTGATGTTGCCTTCGTTTTGGGCCTTGGCGGTACGGCGTTTTTGTTCAGCATACTTCCGTCTGTCTGATTTGTCTGTTTTTACACGTTTCCACAGACCCATAGGGGTTATAGAGCGCCCTGTGTACTCTGTAAGCCATCTTGCTACTTCTGGGTAGGAGGATGCCTTCAAGTAGTCTAGACCCTGCTCCAGCGCCTCTAATTGCTCATTAACGGGCTCTAGGAGCTGAGGGTCGTGTTCTGACCTTTTGTATCCCCACGGTACTCTGGGGCCATTAGTTCTTTCGTATCGTTCAGTTGGATTCAATTTCTGAGCTAGTGTCATCATCTTTTGCTGGTAAAATAAATACCCCAATTGGTTTATCTGAAGAAACGTTTAGTTTTTCTACTTTAGAAAGGCCGACTCTATCCAATACCTGTTGAGAAGCGGCTAGTTTTTCTCTATTACCTACGGCTGAGGGGTCATCAATAACGCCAACCATTGATAAAACGGCTTTAGGCGCATTAGCAGCCATCTCTAATTCAGCACGTTCTATGATTTCAGAACGTAATGACTGTATTATAGCATACGGATTAGTACTTGTCGAGTACCCAGCTAAACGCATAGCTTTAGCATAACTACCCTTAGCTTCGCCAAATAGGGCATCTAAGAAGTTATTTTGTAATTCTGTAAGTTGTTTAGGCACGGGGGTTCACCTTTTTTCCTGATTTAGTTCGCGCAAAAGAGCGGTTTGCGCTACGAGATTTGACAGCTAGTTTTTTGTTATTCATGGGATTGCCAGTGCTATGGTGTACGTCTTTACCGTCACCCTTAGTAACTTTGCCCTTTTTAGCCATAATGGCTCTAGCCGCATTACGAGATGCCCGTCGTTTCTTTTGCTTTGGCTTTGCATGGTATTTATCATACTCAGCTCTATAGTTACGCTTGGTCATCCGTTGCCCTCTGTTTAATTATTTAGGTAAAATAGCCAATGCTAAAAATAAAAGACCTACGGCAGTGCCAATTACTATACTGACTAGCGCAGTCATCCTTACATTTTCCATCATTTCGTCGTGTGCCCGTTGGGCTTCTCTTCTGGCTTTAGCCGCTGCTTCCCTAGCTTCTTGTATTCGCTTCTGCCTTTCAACTAAAATGCCCTTCCACGTACCATGCCCAAACCGCATATCTACCATAGTGGCTACTTCTTGTAATTTTTCTGCTGCAATTTTAGCGTCAATAACATCACGTGCTACATTGTTTACGCCAAACTGGTCTGTTATACCTACACCAGCTTTTTTAGCACGTTCTTGTTGTACTTGTTTTTCGCCAGCAAATAGGTTATCTATATGGCCAGCAATATCACTTATATCATTAGCAGTGCCGATTGCAGATTTAATGCCGTCCACAGCACTTTTTACCAATGCTATTCCTGCTAAAGTTTCGGCAATCATGGCTAGGGGTTCCTACTTGGGTTGTGGTCTACATACTGCAGTTATTTTTTTTCTTTTACCACCACCCGCTGGAACCGCCTGTTGTCTGGACAACCTTTCAGCAAAGTATAGGCATCTATCCATGTCTACAAACTTCTGTGTTTGGTCTATTACATTGGCACCCAAGTACACATATAATACAAATACAATCACTTTTTTTCTTTATCCATTTTAACACAAAAGCAATTTGCATCAGGATTATCAAATCCGTGTTCAGTTACAGCTACATGACAAAGGGATAGCCATTTATGAGTATCGTGTACAACTATGCTTACCTCTGAGGAGTTCGCAACAGCGACACAAAACATTACTACGCCGCCAATTGACATGGGCTACTCGCTTCTACGCCCATCCACTTGCTCCACTCAGCATAGTAGTGGCGCATCCCAACTTCATCATGTATTGTACCATTCTCGTGTCTACCATGCAGAATGTTACGAGGTTCTGTGCCGGTACGCATTGTTGTGCCCTGACCAGCTACGCCAATCAAATCTTCGTGTAAGTTCCTACCGAATGGTCCCCAGATAGAGTTATGATGTTTGATGCGTGTCTGCCGTTCTTCAGGGGTATCTTTCTTCAAGCCATATCCACGAAACTCAATCAGTACTTTGTTTGGTCCTAGTGGTGTTACGCTGTCACTACGGTAGGCACTGCCACGTAAGTTAAAGTTATAGCCGGGGAATAAGTCCACCATGTACCACTGGTTTGGTGGCAGATTGGGAAAAGATAACTCCCCCCTATCCTCAAATCCGTCATACTCTTCATAGTTAACAGTAAAGCTGCTGACGTTAACATGACCATTATCAAAAGGGATATTCTTTCTAGCGAAATACTCATCGTTAAATCCTGATACACGATTGAAGTAATGCATGAAATCATGGTAGAACTCGCTATTAGTATCGTGCCACAGCTTGTAGTTAGTATTTATTACGGCTTTGTGGTAGTGAAAGACTTCCATTTCTTCCGTATCAATCGCATCAGCAATACAATCAAAAGCACCGCAAGTCCATTCCTCCACTGACATGGTAGGATTGGGGTCTAACGTAATCCAAACCATACCACCATGCTTCACCTCGCAATGTAACTTAGGCTCTGACGTAACTAGTGGGGCGGCAAAAGTACCCGAAGGCTGTAGTACGTCATAATTACGATATGCTCTAATTTCCTTACCAGTATTATAAGCAAGGATATTCTGCCCTGCTATTTGACCGGTTCTGAAATTGCCAGAGTTAGGAAGTTCGCTTTTATGAAAGCATGGAACCCACACTTTGGAGAATATATTTTCTACTTCCTGCTCATATAAAGACTGGTCGGAGTAAATGAGTGAATTGATATATTCAACTTTGGGCGTTTTAATCCAGTCTTTATGATTACGTGGCGGCATTCTGTATCCTATCTATTAGGGTCAAAAAATTCTTCACATGATGTGGTAACAACTAGCTTGCTTGCTGTATCCGCTGTGCATTTGATGATATCACCAGCGTGTAGATACAAAGGTCTGTCTACAGTAAAGATAGACTCATATGAACCCCCTGAAATAGCATGTGTAGTCAGTAGGTCATACTCTGTATTATCGTCTGCATGAAAAAGATGTAGGCTCAAAGTCACGTTGCCTGTGTGATTGTTACTTACAAACAAGTTTTCTAAATGTGAAGAAAAGTTTGCAGGTACAGTGTACACATTAGTTTTGTTGGTAGTACCCAGCGCCACTATTTCTGTACGGAACTTTGAGCCGCCCCCTAATACCGGCATTACTTATTCCAGTCTAGCACATCTCTGTGCTTTTTCCAAAACCAGTTACCGATACAAGTAAAGGGCTTACCAATATTAAGCAAAGCCATTGCAAAGTAATAAAGTGCTTGCTTTCTCATTTCTTTTTTGTCGTCCCGCCGCGCATCATTTTCTTAGCTACACCGCCGCGCATCATTTTCTTAGATGCCATTTTAGCCATTCCGCCACCGCGCATTTTTTTAGTTGCAACGCCGCCGCGCATTTTCTTAGATGCCATTTTAGTTTTGCCCTTCATTACGTAAGTTCCTTCTCTCTATTACTAATGATTCATACACATCCGTAGGAAAGTGTTTATAATACCCAGATTTCTCCAGACTCAATGCTGCATCATCAAGGGTTGATAGCCTTTGTACAAATACCATGCAGTAGGTAAGGCTATTGTCTACTACACCGTCTTCAATTAAAAATCCTAGACCTGCTTTTTCAGCATCATAATCTGGATGAAATACCATTAGATGAATATCTTTACCGGCAATGGACATGGCTTCGTTTACGCCATCGCACCACCCATCCAAGTAGTGCATATCAGGTAAATATTCGCTAGCCCATACAACTATATCATAATCATGTTGGTCAAAGTCTGCAACTTCTTTAGCTAGGCCATCAATTCCGGTGTTGACACTGAATACAACTTTGTTGTCTAGCCATGCTTGCTTTGCATAGGGACACGGGGGTAGTCCATTAAGTTTCTCATTAGGTACTTCAAGAAATTCATGTGACCACTTTCGTATGTCAGCTTCTACACGATGCATTAACGTTGTTTTTTACCAACAGTGGGCAATTCCATAATAGATGGTGTAGGCTTCCGCTTACGAAGGTTTGTTCCGCCACGTTTTTTAGCGGTTGTTTTCATACCCTGTGATTCTAGGTATTCTTGGAACGTTTTGCCTTGTAGCATTTTTGGTAACTTAGCACCAGCAGCCTCAGCACGTTTAGCATATTTAAAAAGAGTGGCATCAATAGCCTTGCTTCCTGTAATCTTAGGGGCTACGTATTTTTCATAATATTCCTTATGCATTCTTGGAGGGGCACTAGCTGGATAAGGTTTTGGCAAATCAGTGGATGTACTTTCTGGTGCTTCTTCACGTTTGGTAGAAATTACGGACATATCCACCCCAGAATAGCCGCTATTTTTATTAGTCATTTGAAAACTTCCCCTCTTCCATAGCTTTGGATAACTTAATCGCACGTGTGCCAACTTGTGTAGCCCAACGTGAATCCAGCATTTCTACAGCTGCAGTATTGTAATCACCGTCATAAATAGCCGCCCACATATTTTTAAATTTGCAAAGACGTGGCACACCCATGTTAAAAGCCATATCCATTACAACTAACTGACGTACAGCATCTAATTCTTCTACACAACTATGGGCTCGGCATAGCTCTTCTTCAACAATCTCAATATCGTTAGTGGCTAAGTAAACCGCATCTTCTTCAGTTATGCCGTATTCATAGATGTGACCCATGTTAGGAATATCTAAATCGTCTAGCTCTTCTTGAGTAATACCACGGTCTTCTAAGTTCCTGCCGATACCAATAGTATCAATTCCTAGGGAATCCTTATATACGTTCAGCACAATGCCTTCGTGCTTTATCAGCTTTTCAATATAATGTGCTCTATCGTACTTCATTTAGTTTTACCCCAGTTAATAATTTCGTCCATGGTACGCCCACAGCCGATGCATCTTATACGTTCTTTATCCAGAACGCAAATTCCTACACAAGGACTTTTTTTAGTCATGCAGATTTTCTATCTGCAACTTTAGTTTGGCCAGTTCTATTTCTAGTTCGTGGACTCTACCCACTGTATCCTGTACAGATTTAGGTGGCTCAAACTTATCAATCCAGTCGTCATTTTCTTCAACCTCTTGCATAGTCAATTCTAAGTTGTGTTCAAGAAACGAAATACGTTCGGTTAGGCCAAAATAAACCCAGACGCTGACTGCAGTAAACGCAATCATACTAATCAAATTCCGTAAAGGAATAGTGACTTCGCTAGCCTCGTTTAGTCTTGTTGCTGCGGCTTTCAACTACATTATCCCCTTTATGCTCGTGCCCCATCCAAATTCCAAAGACACCTGTCATCACGCCCATTACTACGCTTACGAAAGCAGATTGTGACGCCGTAGGGTCGGGCAAATCCATGAACCATTCAGCGCACCGCCAAGACATTACTGTGCTGGCTAACATCATAAATCTAGGAAGTATCTTCCATTTTAGAAAGGCTTCTACAGTCATTACTTACACAAATCCTCATACTTAGTTGTATGCTTCCTGTGCTCCGCCATATCACCGCCGAATTCAACTGGTACAATTGAATTAAGTAATCTATCTATTATTTTTCTTATAAATTTCATTATTTTTTTCCAAAGAACTTTGTTGCCGAGCGGACTCCAAAGCTTGCAGCAACAATAACGCCCAAGCTGTACTGGTACCATTCAGGCATTTGCTCCAATTGTTGAAATCCATTTGCAACTATTTCTTCCATTCCAGGCACGAAGGCCATAACTAGGGGTATACTAAATAAAACTGTAAGCCATTCGTCTTTCCAAGAGTTAGAAGACCCCTTGGCCATCTCCAAGTCCCAGTCAATCTCACCGGTAGCTTTTTTCTGCATGACGACAGCTTCAGCTTGCGCTTTAGCTACCTTAGTCTGTGCATTAGCTTTTGTTTGTTCTACTTTGCCTGACATCCATGTGCCAGCAATTTCTGCAATTGGTCCGATTAGTAAGTTTAACACTTCCACCTCTTTCGTGCTTGACGCAAACGACTATTCGGGTCTTTTGCAGCTTTAGGAAACTTCTTCATTTGCCCAGCAGACCGAGCACAAAACGATTTACGCCGCTTTGCATCTTTACTGCCTTTTTTAACTTTGCCTGTTACGGCTGTCTTTAATTTACTGCCCGGATTAGCGCGTCTATGCGCAGCCACACCCTTAGCAGTCATGCCAGCACCCGACTTAGTTGGGCGGTAGTTTGCACCCTTACCCGTAGTAGTCTTACGTATAGGTACATCTTTCTTACGTGGTGCCATTATTTAGACTTCCTTTTTGTGGTACTACGCTTCCTGCCGGAGGCAGTTACAGACCATTTCACCTTTGCTGGCCCAGTCTTCTTTGCCGCTTCCTTTTTAGTGATGCGGCTGGCAACCTTAGCGGGTCTACAAGCTGGATAAGGGCGTTTTTTCTTTTCAGAACCGGAACGACCGCATTTTTTGCCTGTTTTTACGTCCCGCCAGTCCTCTTTAAACCACTTTGTCAGTCCGCCCTTTGGTTTAGCCATTACTTATAGGTTCCACCGCGCTTCTTGTACGTCTTTACAAGCCATGCGTTAGCATAAGCTGATGGGTACACCTTAAATTTCTTTTTTGCTTCCGCCTTGACACGTGAGTACAAAGCTTTATTCTTTGGGGTTGCAGCCATTAGGTATTTACTCCGGGGTTTTGAATAGGATTATGCTGACATTTCCATTTTATTTCCGAATCCGGTGGAATAACGGGTATCATGCTATACACCATCTCATCTACACGCTCTTTACATACATAGCGTGATTCATATGGTCCTCTAACGTCTTCTAGCTCCATACAGCCATCTGCAATAGAGATAGAACAAATCATTATGAATGCTGTGAACATTATCTTAGCCTTTTCTAAGAGTTATAAAAAAGATGGACGGAACCCAACGTTGTCAAGACTCCGCCCACATGATGCCTTAGAGTGGCTATAGCGAACCCCGCAGGAATAAGTACAGCATCAGGTCTTTAACAGTAAATTAATCTCAGCAACCAACGTTTTTTAACATCCTCAACACTGGATAAATTTACAATTGTACATATTGTATCATAATTAGTTGCATTTGTGAAGATAATATTATTGACTTTCTTAACGTTACCAGTACATGCTTTAGATATTAGAATATTTTTCTATTTTTCTAGACATATATAGAAAAGTTATGCGCATTGCATTTTTTAGGGGTTGACAAGGGGGTCTAAAAAGCCTATAGTTTGTCTTCCTTTTTCTTTTTTCCCCTTTTTTCTTTTTCCGGAACAACCTAAGATTAGCAAAATATGAAAAGAAATAAAAAAAAGTACTTTGATTTTACTAGAATTACAAAAAGTAGACATAAAACATACAAATCTCCAGTGTATAGCTTTGATTATGTGGAGGTAGAAAGAAATGATAAAAAAGATTACAACAATTCAAGTGATAAATCCAGTAGCAAAAGAAGCTTGGAAAAAGAAATATACAGTAATACCAAACAAAAAGAAAAAACTACCGAAAAAATACAAATACCAACAAGAAGATTAAGAAAATTACGAAATCCATTCAGCTAGTTTAAGGCGTAAAACCCTTGCTAGCTTTTATTTTGCCTAAAAACTGACGTAGGGGGCCGCTGCGGTGCACCCGCCGCCACTGGTATACAAGTTAAAATCCCCAATTTTGTGTCGTACCCATGTACATGTAACTGGTAAGGGGGCGGTGGCCCATGCGTACCCGTCTGCCGCAGATTTTTGCATGGCTGAACCCGTTGATTTCATTGGGTTTTTTCGGATTGTAATTTTATTACTCTGCAGCGAAACAATGTTGCGCCGGGACCAGCGCCTGTGTAACAATCTTAGGCTATCCGCCTGTGTGAGTAATATTCTTTCGTGCGGCCAACTATAACGTGATGCAAAAAAGATGCAGGCATAGCGTTTTTGTGTACTAAATAGCATCACCCAAATGCCACCCATGGCTTGACACGCGGGCAACGCGTGATAGTGAGCGATAGCGAACATATGATAGAAATAAAGTGTTGCGAAGCAACTCTGATAGTACCGAACGAAGTGAGGAAAAATGATAGTGCTTCTTGTATACAAGATAAAATGGCTCTGTAACCTATTGATATCATTAAACAATAAAGCCCGACGTCGGGGAATAATGTATAGTAAAATCAATAGGTTGCAGCTTTTTTGTAATATTGTTGCGCGACACACCCATTGCAAAGTAATATTGTTTCGTGCCGGGAAGATGGATTTTGTCCAATGTTTTCAGTAGGTTATGCCGCTTGTTTGCATAGCAAGGTTGCTGCCACTATAATGATTGAACCAGCCAAGGAAGGCTGGCAACGTCAATATTTTGACACTGAGTCTTTGAAAGGACAAAAAAATGACATATGTTTCAACCGTAAAAACTACCAACGAAGCCACCAACGCAATTCGCGCCAGCCTTAAAAGTTTGAAGGCAACCGAACAGCAAAAAAGCCGGATTGTTTCAACCTTGGCAATATCGCTTGCCGATTTGATTAGCCTTTCCGCGCCAGAAATGCGGTCTTTGGAAGGTTGCAAGGGATTGCTAAAAGACATCGTGAAAGGTTGCGTTGCCCAAGATGAAACCGGCAAGCCGGACAATGGCGAGGTTCAACGCCTCATGTCATCGGCTGGTGATGCTATCAAATTGGCAATGCTGGTTTTCAATGGCGAAACAACCGGATTTGTTGCCGGATACGTTCGCAATGATGGCGCGGAATATGTAGACGCGGCAACCTATAACGGCATGACCAAAGATGCGAAAGGCCGCCATTCCGCCGAAGTGTTTTGGAATATGTCAAAGACGTTTCCAAAGATGAAAATGGCTGGTGCGGCTGTACCAACGCCAGACGCTAGAACAATGCCAACGGTTGCCGAAATGGGCAAGGCATACAAGCGGCATTTTGAAAATGTGCCTCTTAATTCTGACCAGACTGGTCTGGAAGCACCGAAGCGCGACAGTGCTGAAGGTGTAATCAACTCGCCAACTGAGGCGCGGAAAACAGCCCTTGCCCTAATCCATTGGCTGAAAGATGGCAACCTGCTTGTTGCGGAAGAAGCCGACAAAGCGAAGAAGGTTGACGGCGCAACCTTGAAGCGGTTGACTGAGCTTGCCCAACAAATTGATTTGTCGGTTGAAGAAAACGCCAAGGCAACACGCGTTGCTGATGCGGATGAAAAAGCCGCATAAATCCCCAACCCTCCCAACTGGTCAGCACTCTTGTGCTGGCCTTTTTTTTGCCCAAAATTTCTATCATAGGTATGCCTTCGGCATGACTATCATCCAGGTGCCTTCGGCACTATCATAAGGAGCCTTCGGCAACTTTTTACTATCATATCAATGCTGATGGCTTCTATCATGCTGCCGGCAAACGATGAGTTCAATCTGTGCCATTCACACTTTTTCTGCACAACTTCGCTGTTTTGATAACGACTGTTTCTGTTCTATACTTGTCAAGTAATCAGGAAGCAACACAACCAACGGAGGCACAAGTTATGACTGATTCAAATAATTGGGCTGTAGTTCGATTCGTAGACGACAAAGAACAAATTCTTGCCTACTTCTCATCCTTTGACCGCGCATCAGATGCGTGTTCTAAACTTTGTAACACAATTCCCGAAACAGCGTTTGGCTTTTTTGACGCTGGTTCACAACCAACGGAGGCACAAAATGTGTAACCTAGATAAAATCTCTCATCTATTTCTTTTCACCTGTGGCATTGCTGGCTTCCTTTTAGCTGGGCATGAGCTGTTCTATTACTCTGGTCTGTATTTGACTGGCCTGTTCGCCACATCCATCGTTGCTATTTGTTGGACTGGTTCCAACATCTGGCGTCACATGATTCGCTGATGGATACGCGTCATATCCGTTGCCTACGCTGCAACGACAAGGCGGATGCTGTTTATCGTGACAGCATCTTCCTTTGTTCTAAACACGCTTTGGAATATCAGAAGTCCCTACCACCGCTGAAAGAGCGTGTGTTTCCACAATTTTATTCACAAGGAAAAGCAAATGAAACTAACACGTCAACACTATGAGGTATTTGCCTCAATCTTTGGCGCTCACTGGCATCGGCTGCCACCCGAGTTTATAAATGAGTTCGTTCACTATTTGGCTCAAAACAATCCAAAGTTTGATAAGAAAACATTTGCTGCGGCAGTAAGTCGTGCCATCCCCGATAACAGGGATTTCAATAAGTTCATGACTAAGGTACTCACACCGGTTCACATCGAAGAACTTTGAGTTCACAATTTCCTCCCCGACTGGCCCCTTGTCCTTGTTTGGATAAGGGGTCTTTTTTTGGTATTATATCTTCAGTTAAGAAATTCACAACGGTTCAACAAGGAACACACAATGAAACAGGTAATTACATACAAGGTATTTGTCCTTGTCAATAATTCATGGCGGCTCGTTGAGTCCCACAGTAATTTGGAGTCTGCACAGCTACAGCTTCGTAAGCGTAAAGCTACTCCAAATACCACCGGCGTAATCATTCAGGATTATGTCAATTCAAAAGCTCGTTCTTGAAAGGAATGAAAATGCGTAAAGTAACTTCAAAGCCTACCATGCCCAAAAGCTGGGTTTCTTCACCACTCACACGTGCGTTATGTGCGGCTGGTCTCAATTCAACACACAAGGTTTCTAAGTCTAGCGGCCTTGCGTGGAGTAACATTGAGAACATTGCCACAGGTAAAACACGTAATCCTCACAGTGGAACCATTCAAAAGCTGATGGCTGTGTCTGGTATCTCTCGGCAGCAGTATGGCGGTCACACTCGTGTCGTCAATGCCATGCACACACCTGTTGACAAATCTGTTGTCAAGAAGGCTACCACTCGTATGGCTGCCAAGAAGCCAAAGGCACCTGCGGCTCACAGAACCATCGGTGATTTGGTTATCCAAGTCCACCAGAATGGGCAAACCACGTCAATCAATGTTGACCAACTACAACGTATTCTGCTGTCTCAGTAGAATACAGCATGGGAAGATTGTTCAACGTATCACTTCTCATAGCAATAGTGGCTCTTATCATCTTTCACATACTTAACCGTGTGTTTAGATAGGAGCCACTTTTTTGCTATTATTACTTATTCCAATCACAGGAGGTTGTTATGCCTAGAAAATACCAAGACAACCAACTGGTGGCTGCGTACTTTGCCACCAGAAGGATGTCGGTTCGATTCCTTGGTGTTGTACAAAAGTACGACTCAGGGAAATACTACGTGCGCTACGTCTGTGGCGACAGGTCTTTGTCGTGTGACAGGGTGTTCGAATGCCACACCAAAGAACTCTGGGAGCCTTGCAATACTTTCATTGACGAGATGCAAGCGTCTCAGGTGCAGATGTACAACAACATTGTCAAAAGCCGTGCCGAGCGGACTCATGGATACTATGCCAACAGCAACGAGCGACTTATCTGGTCATCCTTTGCTGCCAAACGTATTCTCGGCTCACACTTTTTCCGTACTTTTCCCGTAACTCAAATGGTCTGGAGGACTGATTATGTTTGCTAACATACGTGTTCAAGATATTGGCGGCACTGCTGTACGCCACTCAATCCCTGCCGGTGCTGTATTCAAGTACCAAGATGGTCAGGGCTATTCATACCTATCCCTAGGTGTCTACAAAAATTTCTTTATGGGTTGCAAACTTGAATCCGTCAATGCCGTTGCCAACTTCACTATTACTCCGTTTGATTCACAGGTTGCTAATCGTGACTGTGATATTACCGGTGTATTTGGCTTTGTGCTTGACCTCAGTGGTAATCCAAAGATTGGCTCATCGGAACGTGCTTTCCGTTTCGGTTCAGTCATATCATTGGCAAAAGATGTTGATGATGATGGCAACTCACATATGTACTTGACACTGGGTAACAGACCAGACCGCCATGTTAGCGAGCAACTGTTACTGCGCCTCACAGGTCAGAACACTTCCAGACTGTTCAAAACAGTTCCTTCGGATTCTATCATTGCTGTTCGCGGCACTGCCGCCCTCAATGTCGAATACTTAGAACGCAAAGCATAGGGAGGGTATTATGCCTAGAGCAAACTTTGGCCAAATGGCTGACTGTATGCGTGCTATCAATCTGCACGTTCGTGACTATGCAAATGAACATGACGTACCCCGCGACTGGTTCATGGAACAGCCCACAGAGTTGCATCCGGTAGCCCTTTCAGCTGCCCGCAAGCTACAAATCTTGGCACCATATGTCGAGGAATTCTTCAGTGACTTGAATCAGGTTTTGCGTAACCATGGTCTTCCAGATGGTCGGCACCGTAATTATTACAACATCGGCAGAGACATGACCATGCAGTATCCTGTCATCTGGAATGCAAACAAAGACGGTGTCATTTGTTTTCCTAACTTGTCTATGGACTTACTCAGCCCACATAATGGTTTGCGTCATGAGAACCCGTGGTTCCCAAAGTGTAGTGTCTCACTTCACCAACGTATCCGTGACGATTTGTCTGACCCCAAGAAAAGCCAAGCATGGTTGCCTGTATCTCGTGGCATCAAGCGGCTTGGTACTCGTACTGAGACATCTGTATCTCGTGCGTTGTCAAGGGCTTTCTTGTGGCATGGTGAGAAACTTGCGTGTCCACAGTATATTGACAACACTGCGGCTCGTCTTATTGATATGCACAAACCAGCCCAGTTTCAGTTTGCCGATACTGCTGAGGATATGCGCGTTATGTACACACGCGAGAGTAGTTCAGAAACGCCTTCATCATGTATGGACTCAAAGCATAGCTTTGCTTTGTATAGTCCACACAGACCTATCGACTTCTATGGACATTGCCCGATTACTAAAGGTGCATACATATCTCGTGGTGGTATTGTTGTAGCCAGAACGATTTGCTGGCTCGATTCTAAAGATGGTCAGTGGTATCACTCACGTGTGTATTCGTCACGCAATGCTTCAAGTAGTGAGCTAACGAAGCATCTGGGAGAGCACAATGTCAAATCAATTGACAATCTTCCTAGACCGGTGCGTTTCACTGCTGAGTTCGATATCCCTGCGGGTAAGTACAATGATATTGCAGCTTGTCCAATGCCCTACTTTGACTCACAGCCGTTTGACGCCATGGTTCTCAAACTGTCAAGTGACAAAACAATGTTTCACGTGCGTATCGGTGCACGCAACATTATTGCGCCGAAGGGTGAGGATTGGCAATATCCTAACCTTACATCAACTTCTGGTTCATATTGCGCCTACGAAAGCGCTGAGTGTACCTATTGCAATGACGAGATTGACACTGAGAATGATTCCTTCTGGAATGTCGAAGGTGATATCTATTGCACTGTACACTGTGCAGAAGAAAATGATGCTGTGTGGTATGTGACATCTGGTGACGACAATCTTGTGTACCATTGCAACATTGACTTCACTGACACTATTCGCGCCCATCATGGCAATGGTATCTTCAGTAACCAGCACGCTGCCAGAGTTCGTGGTTGCGTATATCATCCTGTTCCATGGGCTGATGTCGAGTATCATATGTTTGTACATTGGGATGACCACAGTGGTGATGACATGGGTCTTGCCTATGTTGGCAACTCTGGCTATGTGTGGGATGCTAAAAGCAAGTCCACAGTGCGTATGTATTGTGATGCTCTGGGTTCACCCAGTGATGTTGCACATGCAGTTCTGCCTTACACTGATGGCTACTTCACGTTCCACAGTTTTCCTGTCGTCTCCGAGACTGCCAATCCCAAGAAGGTAGATGACACAACTACTGTCATGCGTTATATTGCAACGTGTGGCAATCCAGATAATTTTGACGACTCTATGTTTGATGATTTTCTGGGTGACGTACTACGCCCACACGCACCATTACTTTCTGGTGTGACTATACTTCAACACTTTACAGGCAATGACCTATTCTAAGGAGAGTATCATGACTACATCATATTCATATCTACCACCTGTCAACCCAGTTGTTGACGTTTCTGAAATGCCGGTTGCAGTTCGCGGCAAAGACATTGACTCTTTGCTCTTTGACTTGCTACGCATTGTATCACCGCATGGTAAAGAATCAAAAGTCAACGAGGTTCTGCTTGCTTTCATATCTAGAGTGCAACCAAATATCACACCACACGTGGATGTCAAGGGTAATCTTATTGTGCAGATTGGCAAGAATCCCAAGACCATGTTCAGCTGCCACACTGACACTGTGCAAAGCGGAATTGACCAAGAGTTTACCACACTGCACATATCTAATGAGCTGTATGTTCATGCGTCCGTCCCATCCGAGGTTACTTGGTATGAGAACAGTGCCGGTGACACTGTGACTGACACTGACATGAAGCAAGAAGCCCGTGATGCTGGTAATTCGTTTCCTTTCTACACGTTGCTTGATGGCCGTCTGTATGGTTCCAAAAAGCAGTTTGATGGCTGGGTTGACACACACCAACGCTACGCTACAAGGACTGCTGTGAAGCCTACAGCCTGTGTGCTGGGCGCCGATGACAAGCTGGGTTGCTACATTTTATGCAAGCTTATCGAAGCAGGTGTCAACGGCCTTTATGTGTTCCATATCGGTGAAGAGATTGGCGGCGTCGGTTCCACCTACTTGTCACAGCACAAGCCAGAATACTTTACCGGTGTCCAGCATTGCATCGCATTTGACCGCATGAACTACGGCGATATCATCACGCATCAATCTGCTGCGCGTTGTTGTTCAGATGCGTTTGCCAATGCTTTGGCTGACCAGCTATCTGTCAACTTTCCACCGATGCAAAAGATGGCGCCATCTGACCGTGGCTCATTTACTGACAGCGCCAACTATACTTCGTTGATTGCAGAATGCACCAACGTGTCAGTGGGCTACTTTTCTCAGCATACATCCAGAGAACGGTTTGACCTTGAGTGGCTTGAACGTCACCTCATCCCTGCACTACTCAAAGTTGACTGGGCTGGGTTGCCAGTGGAGAGGGAGGCCACACCCTCTTTGCCTCGGTTTCCGCGTCACCGTTCGAACAGCGCGTACTTCGGGGGAGGACGCAACAGTTCGTACCAGAGTCAGAGGTCTGTGGTTCCAGCAAGGAGCGTTACGCCATCAAAGGATGCCAGACGCACCCAGTCAAGAGTAGACCGCATACAGAACAACCTTGACGAGATGGAGTCCTTTGACCCACGCGAAGGCTTCTTCAATGGAGAAAGTGCTGGACAAAAAGTACAACGTGTATTATACACCTTTACTAAGGATGACATGACCCTCAGTGATATTGCTCAAATGGTTGTTGATACAAATGAACACGCAGCCTATGACAAAATTACATGGGAGGATGATGCCTTCTGGAATATGTAATCCCCGCGCAACTGCCCCTCACTTCGGTGGGGGGCTTTTTTTTATTTTTTTTTTCTATTGACGTACATTTTTCTATATGGTAAAAGGGCTAACTCCCCGCAGAGATATACTATATAGGGAACACCGAAGTCATGAAAAGTTACATTCTAAAGAATGCACCGACAGAAGGAAATTCTGTCCGTATCTCTTGCCCTTCCTGTGCAAGCAAAACTTTCACCATTTCAAAAATACATGGCAAGCTGTTGTGGAATTGCTACAAAGCAAGCTGTAAAACAAAAGGCTCTGAGCAAATGGAACGCTCAAAAACAGAAATCTCATCAAAAATCCGCGATACTATCACTTTCTATCATGACGCGGAAACTTTTATAGTTCCCGAATGGTTCACACCTTTCACGGATAATGTCCGTGCTTTGAATTACCTAAAACGAAATAACTGTATTGATGCTTTTCAGAACGGAAGAGCCAGGATTCTGTATGACCCAAAGCAAGATAGGGTTGTGTTTCTTGTAAAAGAAAACGGCATTACGTACGATGCTATTGGCAGAAGCCTAAAGCCTAAAACAATACCAAAGTGGTATCGTTATGGTAAATCACAAAAACTATTCACAGCAGGTGAACATGATATTGCTGTGCTAGTTGAAGATTCTGCATCCGCCTGTGCCATATCCCCTGTTGCTACTGGCGTTGCGCTACTAGGAACAAATATGAAAGATGCTGACCTTACACAGCTACGTAAATATGCACACGTATTTGTGTGCTTAGACCCTGACGCCACTCGTAAGGCACTTGACTTACAAAAATACCTATCGTACTTTGTGTCAACAACAATAATAAGAATAGATGATGACCTGAAATATTATGATGCGCAGGAGATTAAAAAATTACTACAGAGCAACAACTGATAAAGCTCCTACTTGGTAAAGAGTTTTACGATGTAAACAGAACACGCGTATTGCGTTCTATGTTTCCCACTGAACTGTCTGACTTGTACGATACAATTATTGTTGGGCATGAAAAGTATGAGCGTGATTTAACCGCTAACGAATTACGTGAACTTTTTCGGGTTCACAATCCCACAGCTACTCGTGCTAAACGCGAATTGATTGCTGAGATTATTGATGACTTAAAAGCCTACCCACCTATCGGTGATGATGTGGCAGCTGATGTGCTAAAAAGCATGTGGCAACAAGAGATTGGTAGACAGATTGCTGACATGGGCTTGGCCATGATGGAGGGCAATCCTGATAAGATACATGAAATCAAAGACTTAGTCGATAAGTCTGAGAATGGTTTTATACCCGAAGATGAACTACAACCAGTCACCACTGACTTGGATGAACTACTGGAGTTTGAAAAGAACGCCGACTGTTGGGAATTTAACATCCCATCCCTATCTAAAGTTGTACGTGGTGGACGCGGCGGTGAATTTATGATTGGCTTTGCCAGACCAGAGATTGGTAAGACAGCTTTCTACGTATCGCTGGCCACTGCACCAAATGGCTTTTGTGCACAAGGCGCCAACGTTCACGTCATTACTAATGAAGAACCAGCTATCCGTACAATGAAGCGTGCTATATCCGCGTACACTGGATTGAATGGTGAGCAGTTATACATGAACCGTTCACAAGCAAAAGAAAAGTTCACAGAAATTGGCGCCAACCTAAACATGTTTGATAAAGTGGATGCCAGTATTGAATGGTTGAATAAGCACTGTGAACGGCATAAGCCTGACATCATCATCATTGACCAACTGGATAAGCTGGATGTGATGGGTTCATTCGCCCGTACTGACGAGAAGCTACGGCAGATATACTTGAAGTTCCGTGAAGTTTGTAAACGGCACAATGTATTTGGCATTGGCATCAGTCAAGCATCAGCGGATGCTGAGAATAAAACCAATGTCACGTACGCAATGATGGAGAATAGTAAGACCGGTAAAGCTGCGGAAGCTGATTTGATTATTGGTATCGGTAAATCCGACATCACTGATAACAATGACAGCCGGCGTTACCTCACAATATCTAAAAACAAGTTGACCGGATTCCACGGTAATATAGTATGCAACCTAGAAACAGCAACAAGTAGGTACACAGCATGATTACTACATTAGATGTTGAAACAATGTTTCAAAAGAACCCTGAGACTAAACGCACTGACCCTTCACCATTTCACAAGGACAATAAGCTTGTATCCGTACAATATGCAATTGAGGATGACGAGCCGGTGTTTCGTTGGTTTCACCATGATACCGAAACTATTGACACACGTGAAGTTCACAATGATGTACAGAATGCTTTAGATAAGACTACCCTGCTCATCGGCCATAACATTAAGTTTGACTTGGTGTGGCTGTGGGAGTCTGGCTTTAAGTATGACGGTGACGTATACGACACTATGATTGGTGAATACCTATTACTGCGCTGCCAGAACTGGGGCGTAAGCTTGGCTGATAGCTGTACCAGACGCAAGGTATCTCTAAAGAAGGGCGACTTGATTGAAGAATACATCCGTAGCGGCATAGGCTTTGACAAGATGCCAAAGGATATTGTCGAGGAGTACGGCATCGCTGACGTTGTATCCACACGTGAGTTATTTTATGCACAACGTAAGCTATACTCCGAGGACAAAAACGCACCACTTCGTAAGCACTTAAAGCTTATGAACAACTTCCTGCCTGTGCTGGCTACGCTAGAACAGAATGGAATCAAGATTGATTTTTCTGAACTTCACAAGGTTCGCTCTGACTACCAGATTGAACGCTCTGAGCTACAGATAAAGCTGGAGGACGTGTGCCATGAGGTCATGGGCGACCGCCCCATTAATTTTGCATCGCCGGCACAGATGAGTGAGCTTATTTATTCACGCCGTATCACTGACAAAAAGAAATGGGCTGAGATATTTAACATCGGCTTAAACGATAAGGGTAAGCCATTGCATCGCCCACAGATGAGCACAGCACAGTTTGCTGCCACTGTGAAGAAGATGACAACGCGCATACATAAAACACGTGCTGTACATTGTCGCCAATGCCTAGGTAAGGGCGAGTTCTGGAAAACTAAAGTTAACGGTGAGCTGTGGAAGAATGCCACAAAGTGTAAAACTTGTGCTGGCGAAGGATACATACAGGAGCCCCTACCTAAAATCGGCGGACTCACAATGAATCCACAAGGTGTGCTTGATGTATCTGCCAGTGGGTTTTCCACAGATAAAACCACATTGCTTCGGCTATTACGCGCCGCCATTCACAAAGGTAACGAAAGTGCAGAAACCTTCCTGAGAGCCGCTGTACGGCTTAACGCAGTCGAGGTGTATCTTTCTAGCTTTGTAGGCGGTATAGCCCGTAACGTGAAGCCCAACGGGATATTACACCCTAAGTTTAACCAATGCATTACTCGTACCACTCGTCTGTCTTCATCTGACCCTAACTTCCAGAACCAGCCACGGGGTAACACGTTCCCAGTGCGCCGTGTTGTTATATCTAGGTTTGACAACGGTACAATTTTACAGGCTGATTATAGTCAGCTTGAATTTCGTGTTGCCGCACAGATGAGCGGTGATGAAAATATGATTAAGGATATTTTAGATGGTGTCGATGTTCACAAATATACCGCGTCAGTTATTTTTGATAAGCCAGAAGCTGAAGTTACCAAGGAAGAAAGAACAGACGCCAAAGCGCATACGTTCAAACCTCTCTATGGAGGGTCTTCCGGCACACCAAGTGAGATGGCTTATTACAAAGCGTTTACAGAAAAGTACCCAAAGCTTGCTAAATGGCATCAAGATTTGCAGACTGAGGCTATATCACACAATAGTGTTACTCTGCTTACTGGTCAGCAATTCGCTTTTCCGGATGCTAGACGCCTTGCTTCAGGTGCTGCATCGGGAGCGCCCTCCATCAAGAACTACCCTGTACAAGGTATGGCGGGTGGTTGCTTGGTGCCGCTGGCAATGCTTTCGTTGCACAGTGCACTTAGACATAATGGCTGTAAGTCTATTGTCATCAATACGGTCCACGACTCTATAGTTCTTGATGTATTTCCTGGGGAAGAAGCACTGGTTGCCAAGATTACGTATGATGCAATGACCGGTGTGACTAAGGCTTTTGAAGAGCTATATAATGTCAAGTGGGTGGTGCCACTTGAAGTCGATGTTGAGGTAGGAAAAAACTGGCTAGACATGGACACTTTTACGCTTGACTACCAACAAGCAATGTGATAAAACTCTCGTTCAAACTAAGGAAGGGTCAAAAATGACTTCATTACCTACTATAAATAATGGTCTATCTTTTGAGCAGTTAGCTCAAATTACTGGACAAGAAATGCCTCCGAAGAACAACAACAGCTTAACTGTGTTGAAAATTAACCGTGACTTTGAAGATGATAACGGTAATCCGTTGCCATCGGGTACGTTCACAGTTAATGTGGATGGCGAAAACATTTATGCTAAAACAGTTAAGTTTCAATTGTTTCAGCAACGTTATCAGTATATTCACTATGACCAAACTGAAGGTGAGTTCATAGGGAAGTCGATTATGGCAAATAATCTGTACCCGCAGACAGAGGTTCCTGACTCAATTGGAACTATGCGCTGTGGTTCAGTGCCATCATCTAAACGTGAGAACTTGACTGTAGAACAGGCCACTAAGCAGAAAGATATTAAATGCTTCCGTATGCTTTTTGGCAAGATTACATTCAATGATGCGGTGACAGCTAGCGGTGAGAAACGTGAAGTTGTGGGTATGCCGGTATTGTGGAAAGCACGCGGTGCTAACTTCATGCCTATCTCCGTACCTTTGGATGCGTTGACTGCCCAACGCAAGCCATTCATTTATTATGACATGGATGTTTCCTTGAAGAAGGAAAAGAATGGTTCTGTCATTTACTATGTCGGTACATTTAAAGTGGGGAATGGCCCACTCGACTTTACTGAGGATGACCAGCAATTGTTGATGGATTTTAATTCATATATTGAGTCCGAAAACAAAGATGTGATGAAGGATTACGATTCTGCATTACGCTCCGCTGGAAACATAGTTGACGTAGAATCAACCACTGTTACAATGGATGATGTACTTAACGATGACTTACCGGAGTCAATGGCATCATGAATGTAAATCAAAGTCGCCTTCTTTCATTCCTTTCAAAGGCGGCTCGTGGGGAGGCAGAAATGTCTCCTCACACCCTTGATAGGTTTGCACAATACGCGCGTGACGCTATGGAAAAGCAGTTCACTCCAAAAGATAAAGCATTTACATTGCGTATGAGTAACATTGGTAAGCCAAGCTGCCAATTACAGATGCAAGCCAAGGGCATACAACCAGAATCCCCATCATATGATTTTAAGATGCGTATGATTATGGGCGACTTAATGGAAGCTGCCATGTTCACATTGATGGAAGCGGCTGGCATTGACATCAAATCTAAACATACAAAAGTATCTCACCAAGTAGGTGACACAGTCATCAATGGTGAGTATGACGTCGAACTAGATGACGGCATCTGGGATATTAAAACTGCATCACCATTTGCGTTTGAGCAAAAGTTCAACACACCTGATGGTTTTAACAGAATTAAAGATAAAGATTCATTTGGTTACGTAGCACAAGGTATTGGCTATGGTATGGGCGCTGGAAAGCCTTTCAAAGGATGGATTGCTTTAAATAAATCTACTGGAGAAATTGCTTTTACTGAGGCCACCGATAATGATACGGAGAAGGAAGAAGTAAATGAGAAAATACAGAAATCTATTTCTGCAACAAACTCCACTGAGCCGTTTAAACGACAGTTTTCTGATGCTCCAGAGTCTTTCTACAAGAAAGAAACCGGAAATCGGGTATTGGGGTTTGAGTGCACATGGTGCGACTACAAAGAACATTGCTGGGAAAACTTGGAATTCAGAAAGCAATTACCAAGTAAATCCAAAAACCCCAAGTTCGTCTGGTACACACACATCACAGACTACTGGCGTAATCATGACAATACAGTACAGGACACCTGATGGTACTGCGTCAGCAAAAATCTTTAAAACGACTGAAGCGGAAGCCTACGACTTCATCACGGAGCTCAAAGAAGGCATCCCCTTCCCCACGCTCTACTGTGAAGGCCAAGTCTGTGCCTTCTCAGCGAAGCACATCAACGAAGTCCGTGCCGAAAAAACGGATGTCGGTGAGGTCAGCGAAAGCAAAGGGTCGTAAGTTGCAGAACTGGGTGGCGGAGCAGTTACTGGGTATTCTAAAGAAAGTAACTTCTCTGGATGTCCGGTCTACCCCAATGGGTGTCAATGGTGTTGATGTACAGATGTCAACTGCCGCTTACGTACAGTTTCCTTATGACATAGAGTGTAAAAATACAGAGCGTATGACTACGCTTTATAATTATTACGAACAGGCAATTAGCCATGACTCCGGTGGAGAACCTTTGTTGATTGTAAAAATGAACCACAAAAAGCCTCTTGCTGTTGTAGATGCAGAGCATTTTATAAAGGTAGCCACATGTCAGAAAAAAACCCAGTAGACTTGAATCCAGGTGATTCTGCCGTTGTCGTACGCCATGAAGATGGAAACGATGGATTTGGAATTGAAATATATCATCACCCATTAACAGATATGGATGAAGAAGATTTAATATTTTACACTTTGTTAACCAGAGGTATGGCATTTCAAGCCACAATAGATACAGAAGCGGTTCTAGAACTTGGTGAAGAAAGCCTCACTGATGGCAAAGATGTAAGCATAACGGAGCATTAAATGGCAAATATAATTAAAGCGCTATCGTCACACGCACAAGGCAGCATTGCTTTGCATAAGACAAATATTATGGTATACCTAGAGAATCCAGTTGGCATCGGGGAGCACTCAGATATACTTGAGGCTATCCAAGGTGAGCTGGATAAAATAGCTGTGCATCAAGACCGTTTGGACTTGTTGCGTGTTATACAAAAGGAAAGTGAAAACAAACTATAACAGCATGTAGGAGTCGTGTAGTGAGACACGTAGATTTGTGTAGTGGTATCGGCGGCTTTGCTCTAGGATTTGAGCAAGCTAATCTTTCAACCCCAGTTATGTTCTGTGATATAGAACCGTGGTGTAGAAATATACTTAAACAACACTGGAATAACGTACCTATTAAATCTGATGTAAAGGAATTAGCTAATGACCCAGACAACCTTGTTCCCGATTGCGACATCCTCACAGCAGGATACCCCTGTCAGCCCTTCTCCCAAGCGGGGAACCGCAAAGGCAAAGAAGACCCACGTCACATCTGGCCGCACATCCGCAAAATTGTTGCATCCAAAAGACCCTCTTGGGTTGTTTTCGAAAACGTTTATGGTCACATCAGCTTGGGACTCGACGCTGTGCTCCTTGACTTGGAAACCGAAGGCTACGCCACAAGGACGTTTGTTGTTCCAGCTAGCGGCATCGGCGCACCCCATAAGCGAGATAGAGTCTGGATTGTGGGCTACACCGAACACAATGGACCATCTACCGCTACGCTCCAAGGAGAGCATGGAGAAAATGAAAGAGGGTCACAGGAAGGGCAGGAAGCGTCCCAGCAATCTGCGGGAACAGGTGAATCCAGAGTACGTGAAGATGTGGGCAACTCCAAGGACAACGGATGGGACGGGCGGCCCACGCCAACTGGACGAAAAGGGTCGCAGGATAAGCAAGACGAATCCAGACCTGAAATTCGGGGCGAATCTAGCGGACCAAGTACGGATGTGGCCGACACCAACAACCAGAGACCACAAGGGCGGCTATCAGGGTGGCAGGATACGCAACGGCAAGGTGTCGTGGGACACACTGGATGTAGCAGTTCAACACACCGACAACCAGAGCAAAACTGGTGGACAACTGAACCCGATGTGGGTAGAGTGGCTAATGGGATACCCAAAAGGGTGGACAGACTTAAAGGACTAGGCAACGCCATAGTACCGCAAATTGCACAACAAATCGCTGAATCAATAAAGGTAGTAGAAAATGCCAAAAGATGTTAGACGTAGGCTAGAAGCCGACAGTTCCGCAGAACTACAAGAAGATATAGATAGATATTACAGCATGTACCCATCACTAGGCTATGATACAAGAGTTATCAAAACCGCCCAAGAAGATGATAAGTACGTTGCGTACATGTCCCGAATGGACTCCTGTGATTAATATGGAAAAGCACGAGGCTTATATGAAGCGTAGACTTAAAGAAGTAGACATGGTTAATCACCCACCTCACTATAAAAAGAATGGGATTGAGTGTATTGAGGCCATCAAAGCTGCTTTGACTACGGAAGAATTTAGAGGGTATTGCAAAGGTAATACTCTCAAATACACGTGGCGTGAACGCTACAAAGGCAAGTCTGTAGAGGACTTGCGGAAAGCGCGGTTTTATTTAGACCGTTTAATTTTGGAACTAGAAAATGAGCAGGAAGATAAGAGCTAACATTACAATATCTGCTTCTATTGATTTAGATGAATTTAACGCTGACGTTGATGAAATTTCTGATACTGTAAAAGACTATATAGAAGATTTATTGTTTGATGTTGAAGGTATCAAACCTGCTAAAATTAGCGTGAGGATGACACATGAATAACCAATTACCTACAGATTATCAGAATTTTATTGCCCTATCTCGTTATGCGAGGTGGAAGGAAGACGAACAGCGTCGGGAGACTTGGAGTGAGACTGTATCCAGATATTTTGATTATATGGCTGACCATCTGCATCATAAACACGGCTATAAGCTTCAACCTGCACTGAAGAAAGAACTGGAAGAAGCAGTGTTGAATCAGTCAATTATGCCCAGTATGAGAGCCTTAATGACTGCCGGTCCAGCACTAGACCGCTGCCACGTAGGTGGTTACAACTGTTCTTACGTGCCTGTAGATAGCCCACGTGCGTTTGATGAGACCATGTATATTCTTATGTGTGGTACAGGAGTAGGCTTCTCTGTTGAACGCCACTGTATTGAAAAGCTACCCATCGTAGCGGAAGAATTTCACAACACAGACACTGTAATTAAAGTTGGCGACAGTCGGCCTGGATGGGCAAAGTCCCTCAAAGAACTGATTGCTATGCTGTACACAGGCCAAGTTCCTAAGTGGGACGTGTCTGATGTGCGTCCTGCTGGTGCTAGACTCAAGACATTTGGTGGCAGGGCATCAGGCCCACAGCCATTGGTTGAGTTGTTTGAGTTCGTTGTACAGAAGTTTAAGGGTGCCGCAGGGCGCCGGCTATACCCAATTGAGTGTCATGACATCATGTGTAAGATTGGTGAAGTTGTAGTCGTAGGCGGTGTACGCCGCAGTGCGTTGATTTCATTGTCTAATCTTAATGATGACCAGATGGCACATGCCAAGTCAGGTCAGTGGTGGGAGAATGAAGGACAACGTGCGTTAGCTAATAACTCTGTGGCGTACAAGACTAAGCCTGAGATGGGTACATTCATGCGTGAATGGTTATCATTGTACGACAGTAAGTCGGGTGAGCGTGGCATTTTTAACAGACAGTCGGCTAAAAAGCAGGCGGCTAAGAACGGCAGACGTGATGTAGAGCACGACTTCGGATGTAATCCTTGCAGTGAGATAATCTTACGCCCATACCAGTTCTGTAATCTGTCAGAGGTAGTTGTACGTGAGAACGATACGATTGAAGTGCTGAAGAACAAGGTGCGCCTTGCTACCATCCTTGGTACATTCCAATCTACACTGACTAACTTTAAGTATCTTCGTCATGTATGGAAGAAGAATACTGAGGAAGAAAGACTGCTTGGAGTGTCACTGACTGGTATCATGGATAGCACGGTAACTGCTACGGCTGGTAATAAGCTAGAAACCCTGCTTGAAATGCTACGTGATATTTCTGTGCAGACTAACAAGGAGCTTTCTACTAAGCTTCAGATTCCCCAGTCTACTGCGGTAACATGCGTAAAGCCTAGCGGAACTGTATCACAGCTCACAGATGCTGCCAGCGGTATCCATGCACGGCATAATCCTTATTACATTCGCACTGTACGCGGTGACAACAAAGACCCGCTCACACAGTTCTTAGTCTCTGAGGGTATTCCAGCAGAGCCTGATGTAATGAAGCCCGACAGCACTACAGTGTTTAGCTTTCCAATGAAGTCACCACAAGGTGCAGTAACACGTACTGCCATGACTGCCATTGAACAGCTCAAGCTGTGGCTAACGTATCAACGTCACTGGTGCGAACACAAACCATCTGTAACAATTTCTGTGAAGGAATCGGAATGGATGGATGTAGGTGCGTGGGTCTACGAACACTTTGATGAGGTTAGTGGTATTAGCTTCCTGCCATTTAGTGAGCACACGTATCAGCAAGCCCCATACCAAGATATTGATGAAGTACAATACAAAGAGTTCTTGACTAAGATGCCAAAAAAGGTAGACTGGTCTAAGCTACAGGACTTTGAAAAAGAAGATACTACATCAGGTGGACGTGAGTTAGCGTGTACCGCAGGTGTGTGTGAAATTGTAGATATTTCAGCAGGGTGAGGATACAATGGCTAATAACAAAGCAGTGGACAGGTTTTATCATGAGGGGCGTAAGTCTTTTAGTGTAGTAGAAAAGTGTGGTAAATACTACCACAGTGCTGCCAATCCATATTCAATGGATTCATTTAGGGGAAAGGAATGGCAACGTGGGTATAACCTCAGCTATTTCCAAAACTTAAAAAGGGTTCAAGCACGATGAATGCAAGAGAAAACCAAGTCCGCCGCTTTCAACAAGCCATGGAACAGCCCATTGATATACCAATGTCTAGCAAAGAACTGATGTTACGTATGTCCTTTATTGATGAAGAAGTAAAGGAGCTACGTGATGAAGTGGTGACTGCGGTTAAGGAGCTGGGGGATACCACAGAGGTTTCACATGAAATACGTGTGAAGCTATTAAAAGAACTGAGCGACGTTATGTACGTGGCTTCTGGCTTTGCTGTAACTTTTGGCTTGCCAATATCTAGGGCTTTTGATAGGGTACATGCATCTAATATGAGCAAGATGGTTGACGGTAAGGCTATCAAGAATGACGAAGGCAAAGTCATGAAGGGGCCGAACTACAAGCCACCCTTACTAGATGACTTAATAAGCGACCAATTAGAATTATTCTAGGAGTACCCTGTGTCAGATAACGAAGATATAGTCACCATTAACGGTGTTAAATACAATTACTTTGAGTTGGAAGACTCACAGCAATATATGGTCAATCAAATACGTAGTCTGAATGATAAAATTCTGAAAGCTAGGTTTGAATTGGAACAGATTAAAATAGCGCATGGAGCATTTTCTTCACAGCTTATTCAATCTGTAAAAGAAACAGAACCAGAAAAGGCTTCGGAATAAATGGAAAATCTAGAACCAGTAAAGAAAGACCGTAAGAAATTTGACTTGGATTTGCAATACGGCAAAGTTCGTGAACAGCGTATCGCTGACATGCTTCAGAATAAAAAGATTGAGGTGAAGTCAGAAAGGGATATGTGGGCACGTACCGGTAACATTGCTATTGAGTATCAGTCGTACGGTAAGCCAAGTGGAATTGCTGCCACAGAAGCTGACTACTGGTTCCACAATTTGTGTATCGGTGATGATACGTTTGCTACACTTGTGTTTAGCACCGACTCACTAAAAAGAATTATCGCTAACCTTGATTACAAGAAAACAGTGAAGGGCGGCGACAACTACGCCTCTCAGATGTATCTTCTGAATATACAAAAGCTATTTTCATCTGACGTAATTAAAGCATTTAAGGAAAACGAAAATGGCATCAATGAAGACGCTATCAATACACAGTGAGCTAGATGTACACCTGAGCATAACCAAGCAGGGCATCGGTGTAACCATATCAGGCGAAGAAGCTGAGACTTCATTTAGTGAATATACATGGGATGAGCTGTCTGATGACATGATTGAACAGCATGCTGTACCTGTGCTAGCTAGCAATGACTATAAGATAAGCAAAGATAGCCGCGACTTTATCAAAGAGGCGGCACAAAAAATGCGCTATGCCGCTAGTAAAATGGCACAGCGCACTGATAATATGGATGTTGTTGATATTAGTTAGGGATTAGTAGTCCCATACATACCTTGAACTGACTGGGATGCTGCGGAACTACTCTGTAGCATCCTTTCTGTTTGGTCTGCATCAGATTCACGTACGCCCATACCTTCCATAGCTACCTTAGCAATTAGAGTACCGTACGCACCAGACCCAAAGAACATTTGCTTTAGTTTATCTGCAGTTGTCTGTGCTTTACCAGTCCCTGTTACTGCTTTAACGAACTCATCATTAGCAAGTAATCTTGCAACTCGTGCCTGCGTACCCAAACGTGCAAGACCAGAAACAAACTTTCCAGGGTCTACTGTGAACATTTCACCAATAATTTGTGCACCTGCAAGTGCAGAACCTGCATCAGCGCCCTGTCTATTAATTACTCCAGCATACTCAGTGATGGCATCTAGAACTTTTTCATCTGTTTCATTTAGGATATCCCTAAATACACCAGCAGATTTAAGCTTTGTCATAACATTTTGCAATGCAGCTACATCTATTGTCTGCTGACCTACCTCTGCAAAAGCACTATTACTTTGTACTTCTTTTAGTACACCGCTTTGTGGCGAAATAATAAAATTAAGTAACCCCTCACGTAAATTTGAGGCCACCCCTTCTTTACCTTCTGGGGTTGCTTGTCTACGCCCCACTGCCAGCAGTTCATTTAAGGATGCACGAATTTGTGCAGAGTCTCCGCTAAGTGCTGTTTCAAACACTTCAGCCATTGTGCCGGATTGGGGTGCACCCAATACTTGGTCTATGCTTCCACCACGTTGCAGGTTAGCAATTAAGGTAGCATCATTCCGTATCTGCGCTTCTTGTGCTTCATCAATACCCAACGCACGTAATTGACGTGGTTCAAATGAATCTAGAAAGTTAGTTACATCAGTTGCACCAGTAACATCCGACAAATCAGTAGGCATCATACGTGATAGCTTGCTACTCAATACGCTAGCAAAAGAATTCTTTAGGTCAGTGGCAGCACCTATAACTTCCGGCCCAGTTTTAGATGGGTCAATCCTATCTATATTTTGGCGTACGTATGCTTCCTGTGCATTAATGTTTTCCATAGTTACGGTTGCTGGTAAAGCACGACCACCCCCACCTGGAACTGTTGTTAGCTGTTCTGCTAATGTAGCAGGTTCAGGTGTTTCTGTACTTCTACGGCCTATACGAGCTTGTGTCTGAAGCCCAGTGCCTGTTAACTCAAAAGTTTCTTTATAGAAATCATTTGCTTTTGCTAGGTTGTCTGCTACTCCATCAATTGGTTTTACAGGTTTACCAATTAAGTCAAGAAGTGCATTACGCATTTCCATAGCCTGCCCAAATAGCTTTGGATTAGTTGCTGTGCCTGCAGTGCCAAATGTGTCACGTGCCAGCTCACCGTAACGAGATGCATATAACTGTAGTATTTTAGCTGGGCTGTCTACAGATTTAGCATCAAAGTTAAACCCTGGGTTATCTTCCGCAAATTGTTTTACAGCTGCCCTAATTTGTGATGGATTAATCTGACGAGTGCCGTCTTTTTGTACTTTACCCATAGTAATAAGGCTATCCATGAGATTACTCATAAGCCGTTCACCACGTACTTCTGGCGGCAAATCTGCAGCTATCGTTGTTTTATCAAGTCTAGTTGCATCCGCTGGTGTTACGGGGATAATAGTTGTAGTGTTTTCTGGCAGAAACGCACGTATATCATCTAAGTTGTATGACGAGTTCTTTACTTTATCAAAGACATCTGAGTATAACCCACGAGCCTCAACAGCACGAAGCCGTAGAAACAAGTCTTCTAAAGAACCTAGGTTTTCACCTATGGTAGTTAAGTCTGGTCGCTCACCCACTGGTGCATCCTGTACAGATTTTAGTGTTTGTCCGATACCTGCTACGTCTTGTTGGAACTTTTTAAAGTCTCCTTCACCTACATCGTCACCGTATTTTTTAAGATACGCCACAACAGACTGCATCTGTTCTTGTGTTTTAAGGGGAATAATTAGGGATGTCTGTTCTGCTAAACTTGATACACGACCGATTAATCTGCTAGGCACAACCTGCTGTAGCATCAAGTTTTCTAGTGGAATGCCAATATCCATGGCGCCACCAGCGGCTGTTTCTGCTACTGTTTCTTGTGCTCTAACTGCGGATTCATAAGTTGTAGGTTTGATTTGTCCTTTAGAACGCACACTACCTATGGCTAGTTTCATTTTGTCTTTTAGACCAGGAATTAGGGCAAAAGCAGTTTCTAAGGCGCCGGCAATTTCACGTTGTTTTTCAGCTTCGGTAGCTTCACCTTCTTGAAATACCTCTGGAACAGTTAGTTCTTTAATTAAATCTAATGTTCCAGAAAACTGCAGGGCTTCTTCTTTGTTTAACCCAAGTTCATCTTGTAGGTATTGCCTACCAGCTTCTACAGATTTTCCACCAACGTACAGTGTATACCCAAACATTATTGGAGCAGTAACGACAGCAAGAGGACCACTTACGGCAGCTGTAGCCGCGCTAGTAGCAAAAGCGGCAGGAACGATAGCTAAAGAAGCCCCTGTTTCAGCAAGTACACCTGGTGCGTAGCGTTCCACCATAGCCTCAGCCCCAACAGTAGCAGGAGCAAAGTCGGTATATGTGCCATCATCACGCTTAATTGATACGTAATTACGTGGTGCAAACATACTAAGATTAGGACCATCGTCCTTAATCATGCGTACGTTGCCCTTACCAAAGGTTTTTTCCATAGCGTTAAAATACTGTTCATCAGTATCAGCTAAGTAAAGTTCCTTTTGTGCACCGGCGGCACTAATTAGGTTAGATACCTCCGCACCTCTAGGGTCAACACTTACACCGTATTCCTGTGCTTTTGGTGTGAGCCTGTCCATGCGAGCTGCTTCAAACAGTTGTTCCGACTGCGCTAAAGCTTCTGGTGTTGTTTCTGAAAAAGCTTCTGAAGATGGCGTATCAAAAAGACCAAAGAATGTTTTTTCCTTCGGTAATTCATCTGCCTTTTTAGGGTCAAACATAACCCCTGGATATACTTCAATAGGGCCGGGAAGCACTACTTCGTCATCTTGGTCTACGGGTGCACTTGCTTGTGCAGGTAAAGGTGTTGAACCATACATCCCTGCTACAGATTGTGATGCTGTGTTGGCCATATTATTCCTTATGAATTTCTGTTTGCTTGTCTAATCTTTGCAGCTTCTAATTCATCTGCAAGTGCTGATGCATTTGTTACGCCTGGAATACGTGCAAGATTAGAAGAATTAGAATATGCTTCTCTATAAGCTTCTGTGTCACCATTTAAATCACGGAAGGAATTCACACGCTGCATAGCCCTCTGTGTCATCTGCTGTACACGGAATATCTGTTCCTCGTATCGACCACGCTGTGCTACAGGCAATGCTTCATACTCATTCTTATTGAGAAGCTTTACACCATGTGACTGTGCTATATTTTTCATAATCTCTACAGATATGTTATTTTCAAGTAGCTTACCAGAATCATCTGTAATTTTTATAGAGCCATCGTCACGCGCTTCCATGATTGTCAGTGATGGATTATTTTGATACATTCTCATGGCTGTATCCATAGCCATTGCTTCTTGTAATCCAATCAATGCTTGTGTAGCACGAGTTGAACCAATTCCAGAGTCATTAATTACAGCAACGTAATCTAGCACAATTTTCAAGTCTTGGTCAGATAGCCTTGGGTCTTCAAACAACTGGTCTTTTGCTGTAGAAATCAAAGGAATTGTAGCTTGACGCATCTGTGTAATTTCTTGTGTTTCAGTTTCAAACCCTGGGATTGTTGTTCCAAGCACAGAATTAGCAATATCTACAGTATCTTGTGTACGCATAATGATGTCGCCCACAATGTTAAATCCATTTGGATTTCTTGCGGTAAGTTGTATTGCATTACCGATATCCATAGAACGTGCATTATTAGTACCGATTTTTGTAATGTTAAGTGCTTTAGTTTTAGGACGGGGTTCTACAAAACCACCAGATGAGACAATTGGTGCACGTTGTAAAGTAACTGTGCCATTTGGCCCCACCATGGGAACCATTGCTATACCATCTTGGGTTGTTAATCCACCAGCTGCAACAAATGACCCAGCTCTAGACCTGACTTCATCTTCATTCTGACTTGGGTCTACTCGCATACTTTCCGCAACTATTGATTCAACCTTTTCTTGGAACACGCTCATTTTATCTGCACCAGCTTCTGGTACTTTAGGAATGAAGTCAGTGGTCAAGGAGTTTTCAATAGCATTGAAAATAGTATCGTCTTTGGTTTTTGTAGCTATTGCTAGCTGTTGTGGCATAGCAAAAATTAGTTCTAGCTGGTCTGAAGTATATTTATCAGAATGCTCTCTAGCATGTTTAACAGTTTCTTCAACTAGCTTTGATATATGACCATAGCGTGTATCAGTTACTGTCCCTGCACCCAGCAGTTTCCTACCTTTAATAACTAGGCTATTTACAGTATCTGCAACGCCCTCTTTAGCCGCATACCCTGGAACGGTAGCCGCGTCATACATATGCTTAGTAAGTTCTGTTGATATTGTTGATAGCTGGTCACGTGTACCCTGCGACAGCTTATCATCAGAAATACCTGCTGAAATAGCTGAGATGCTAGTCCCATGTACCTCCTGAAAGAAACCCTTTAAGTCAGGGGGCATCATTGTGGTTAGAGCAAAGTTTTGTAACTGAGATACTTCAGCACCACCGGTACCGTCTACAGAGAACGTTTCGTAATCTTTCATAACTTTTGCAGCCAACTCACGACCTGTAACGGTTGTACCATCTGGCATTTGTATGTTTTCCATACGTAGAAAATCAGGCTTAGTTATTACATTTAGAACGCTACTTTGTTTAGCATCAACTACTTCTTTGTATTTATCTGTCGGAGCAATAGCTAAAGCTGCTGTTGGGTCTGCACGTGTAGGCATTGTACCAGCAATAACTTTACGATACTGTTCAATTGACATACCCAGCCTTTTTGCAGCTCTTTGCTCAATTTCTTCTTCATTAGCGCCACCAAATAAACGACCCATAAAAGAATCAAAGCCAGCATCAGGTTTTACAGGTGCTTCCGCCGCAGCTAATGCAGCTTCAGTTTGTGCCATATCTGGAGTTTCCACGACAGTCTGTGCAGTGGACTTCAACGGCTTAATAGAGAGTTTATCTCTATTATTTAAATAAAAATCAATAGGGTCTTTGCCGCCTGATAAATTAATAAGGCTACGCGCTATGCTATTTAGTTCATCTTGGCTAGCGTTTTGTATAAATTCATCATCCTGTACAGATAATGCCTGTGCAATGTTGTCAATTTTTTTACTTTCAGCATTATAAGCATTTATACCGTCATCGTATGCCTTCTTTTTAGCGCCAAAACCCTGAACTCGTGATTGAATCCCTTCTTCGTCACGAACAGCATTAGCCTGTATAATATCAGTAGCAGTATCCAAGCTACCACGTAGAAAAGCACCTGATGTGCCCCGCATCAATCCACCAAGAAATGCCATTATACAATTTCCTCCACAACTTCTTCTTCAACCTTCGGAGGAGCCATAAGACCACCGGAGCGTTCAGCTTTAATCTCTTCAATCTTTTCTTCGACTTCTGGCATGAATGTAGCATCTCGCGCTTTAATTGATTCTTTTAATTCCACTGCGTTCCTAATAGAATCACTAACACCAGTCTTTTCACCAACTTTGTAATCAATCTCTGCTTCTTCAGCGATAGCCATAATGAGCATACCCAGCTCTTCACCAACTAGAATACCTAGGTCTGGTGTGTACAAACCCTCTGAGAAACCATGCATAATCATTGATGTAACAATAGTTGTTACGGGAATACCGGACTCCAGCATGGCAAATAGCCCAAACAGTGTGTCTTCATTATCAAATTTATCAAAGTAATAATCCATGACTTCATCATTAGTCGTGAACATAGCAGGGCTTTCCCATGGATAAGCCTTGGGTTCTTTCGTCAATGATTGCCCCGGAATAGCAACGTCAAAACGAGAGCGTTCCGTTCCAGAAGGCATAGTGAGGTTTTCGGGTATTTCAATCATATTTATGCCTTTGTAATTTTAGCTTCTTTAACTTTTTCTTTGTTTTGTCGCAACATTCGTGCTAATGTTGACTTCAGAATAGAATCCGCACCAGGAGTTGATGCCATAGTAACTGGAGCTGCACGAGATTGACTGGCCTGTGAACCACGACGCCCAACAGCACGTTTGTAGCCACCCAGGTTTAGCTGCGGTGTTTGTTGTGCTGGTGTAGCTTGCGCTCTAGCGCCGCTTTTTCCACTACCACCAAGTAAATTCATTGCTAAATTAGCGCCAAATGTTGCCCAAAAACTCATCAGTAACTCCTATTATCCGTATTTTGCACCGATGTATGATGCTCCAATTGTAGTCAGAAAACTACCAATAGATGATGCGGTGCTTTGGTCTAGATATTTATCTTGATTTTCTCTATTTACATCAGCTTCTAGAACTGCCATAGCCATATTAAAAGCACGGTCATGTGCATTTTCAGCAGATGAATATGCATAATCAGCTTCATCACGGAACTGTTGCCATACATTATTTAGTGCTGTGTTTGAAATTGCTAAGTAATTAGCAGCATTAACTTGGTTAGCCGCATTTTGTTGTGCTGTATTTGCAGTATTAACTTCACGACGCCATTGTACATTACTTTGCTCAATAGCTAAAGCATTTTGTGCATTAAATTGTTCTCTTTGATTCTGCATTGTTGCAGTAAATTGTTGCATAGCGTTGCTTTGCCCAGCATTAAATTGTGAAGAGGCGCTAGCTGCTGCGGCATTGTACTTATTAATATCTTGCGTAAGATTAGCAAAAAACTGGTTAGTTTGGTTTGCACTCGTTGCATTAAATTGTTGTGCTGCATTTTGGGCAGCTTGGTCAGATAGCATAGCTTGTTGTTGCGCTTGTTGATTTATTACTGCTGACTGTTGTGCATTAGACATATTAGCCATGTCCATCTGCATAAAGCTTTGTGCATTTTGCACAGCCGCTTGTTGGCGAGTATTAAGATTCGCCATGTCCATCTGTGCCATAGTTGCCGCGTTAGCCAAAGCTGCGGCCTGTGTGTTAGACAGATTACTAAGATTAAGTGTTTCCACCATCTTAGAATTAGCAAATACGCGTTGTTGTTCTTGTGTAAACGTCATATTTGCTGCTTCGGCAAATCTTTCAGCGTTGAGGATGTTAGTCTGCTGTTGGTTGCTGAGTTCTTGTCCTGCCAAAGACGCATTAACTTGCATTTTAGCCAAGGCCATTTGTTGGCGATTTGACGTATTAGCTAAGTCAACATTCATATTATTCTGTGTATTAGCAAGCATAGCCTGCTGTTCGTTAGACATAATCTGCGCTGCAGTTTTAAAATATGTCTGAGAATCTTGTGTAGCAATAGGAAGCGCCGCTTCCATAGCCGCTTGTGTAATTGCGGCACCTGCCATAGACGATGCAGAAAGTCCGCGAGCTGCCATGGTAGCATCAGCGTTACGTATCGCACCTGCCGCCCATGAAGGGACTTGACCACCCGCAAACTGTGTAGATAACCTAGCTAATTGCCCTTCTACAGTCATGTTCGGCGTTACTTGCATAGTCGCGCCTTGCGCGGTACTTACAAAACCAGATTGTGCCGCTTGATACGGGGTTAAAAATGCTGTATTAGCTGTAGCTGCTTGTGCTTGTTCTGGGGCTGTTACGGTGCGCCCTGTTAAAGGATTGATATTACCAGCAATTTGCCCTTGAGCTCCTTGAGCTTGCTGAGTTAGGGCTCCTTGCTGTGCCTGAACTTGTGCATCAGTAGATACTGTGCCCTGTGCAGTATTTACTTGGGGAGCATTTCCCATTGTTGCGGCGGCATATTGTTGTGCGGCTGTGGCTGCGGGTCCAACAGCTTGTGTAGCACTGGCCGCAGTTGTTGCAGGAGCAACTTGCCCTGTTACTTGTCCGGAAGTACCGGCAACTAATTCATCAGTACCTATAGTTTGAGTTTCTGGTAAATACAAACCCTGTTGAGGCATCAAAGGGTTAACTGATTGCTCACCCATATATTCATCAACAGCTCTAGGATTTGCTCCAGTGCCTACATTTGGTATTGTCATTTCTGGAACTCCTACTGGATTACTCGTACTGCCTGTACTTCCTGTACTTGTACTGCCTGTACTTGTACTGCCTGTGCCACCCGTATTTGATGTTGGCTGAAAAGATTGCTGTGAGTAGCTAACAGGAACATAAGGTTGGGTTTGAGATACGATTGCTCCTGTTCCTTGATTCCAATTAGGGTCGGTTTGTGCTGCTAGGGCTCTATTTGCAGCAGTATCTTGAGGAGAGCCTACTCGAACTATATAATTCGAAGCGTCATCCGCACCTTCCATGCCCCAATTTTGATATGAATAATATTGATTTCCGCCCCTAGTCATGATATTGCCTTCGGGCATGGCGTCACCTTCAAAAGAAGGAATGCCCATTGGACCCGGCTCACCTGAACCGCCATACGCCTTTAGCAACTCACCTTCAGCAGGTGTAATGTAAGCAAGCAGATGGTCTTGACCTTTAATGTCGATATGGCGAGGAGGTGAATCAACCATCTACTAATCCCTACTTAATACACGGTCTAACTTGTCTTCTACACGATGTAATGCTTCCATAACACGGCTCATGTCTTCTCGCACTTCAGTACGTGTCACATACTCTTCACGTGTTCTATTCATTAATATATCCATGCGCTTAATCTCTTTAGCTATGCCAGCAAGAAACCAAGCACCGCCCATGACTACTATACCGATTAGGGTGTCTATGATATGCACTAAGTCCATCAGTCAGCATCTGCTATGGTTAAGGTTCCAGCAGCTACTTGGCGCAGGATTTCTGCGTAGTGGCGGTTGGCTGGGTCTAGGGGTACAATCATTTCAGTGCCATCAATGGTGGCTACAACTCCTTCATTAATTCCGTCAGCAGATACAGAACCATCATCCTTATCAATAATTATTCCTTGAAAATACTTTGCATTAATAATAACCATTTTATAACTCCGCATCTGCTTTAAAATCATTTACAAAAATTCCCTGACTAGCAGACCAGTTATTAGCACTATTATAAATGTGTACATTGTTTGAACTTGTAGTGGCTAAAGCAAGTGTACCGCCATTTCCACTTTGCGCACTAAGAGTTCCTGATACTGTTGGCGTGGCTCTCATTTTAGGTGTAAACTGCACTGTACCAGAACTTGCAACAGCGTAATTTCCAGAACCAAGATTGTAACCTAGATGACAAGAATCGGACTGAAAGTACCTTCTGCATTTTTCTAACGTAGTTCCAAAGTTCTCATGTTCAAACGGCGTGGCTACATCTCCGATTTCAAGCTGGACTTGGGATAAGTAAAAGTTATTACTTGTGCTATCCATCCAGTTTACTTGATTAGATGTACTGTAATGATTTGAATTAGAAGACCAAGTATTATTTGTTCCACCAGCGTAAGTTGAACCCCAAGCAAGCCCAAATATAACCATCATACCTTCCGCGTTGTTGTTGTCTATTGCCCCTCCTGATGCAGTAATCAGTGATGTTCCCCCAGCAGTAGGGGTTACTGTAATTGTTTTCTTTTCCCAAGTGTTAGCACTGTCAATTGTGTACTCAACAGGAATTACAGAGATTGTATTATCACTCTTATATAGAGTTATTACATATGTCCCAGTTTTATTAGACTTTACCCAAAACGACAATGTAACAGTTTTAGCAGAAGATGTTCCGTATAATAAAGACTGTAAATTTTGTGCCTCTATACTTTGAGACAAGAAAAGATACTGTCCCGCAGCAACACTTGTATCTGCTGTAGTTACTGCCATTTTCAGCGAGTTGCCTGTTCCAAAAGGATTATCTGTTGACTGCTCAATGGTAAAAGCCCCATCGTTACTTTTATGTGTCTTAAATCGGTCGATTGTGTAATATCCTGAACCAACAGCCGTAGCACCTGTGGCTCTCTGTGACACTTGCATATCGCCATTGATTATAAAATTCTTATTACCCTGCGCCTGACCTGAACCAATCAGCGCGGCTAATTCTGCTGCTTTACTCATGCGAGGTCTCCATGTACTGAACAGTAACATCGTCCAGTGTCACCTAAAGTTCCAGATGCATTTGACGTATTTATTGGCATTTTATTCGCAGCACCAGAATTGCTATCCCAGCATTGGTAACTGTTGCTACTTCTCATATGCATACCTTGATTTGCCGCTAGTGCGTTTGTCAAAATTGGTTCATAATTTCCTGTACCCAAATCCGTAACTGATGACACGTTTAGTGAGTATCCAGAAATTGCAACTGTTCCACTGCCATTAAATCTAACGTGCGCCTTTGCTGTACCCTCTGCAACATACTCCATACCCACGCTGTTGTTCCCAGCGGCATCCTTCAGGGTGTTTACTCTAAGTTCGCTTGCCATTATGCTAGGTCTCCGTGTGAAAGAACAAAAACTCTGCTTTCATCCGCAGCGGAGTGTGAGGAGTTGTAAGTTCCAATTAATACAGTAGAAGCTGAACCACCACCCCTGTTATTGGCGTGATAAGCACCCGAACAAGTTGTGTGAGACCCTTCATTTGCGGAGTATGGGTTGGTCATATTTACCGTATACTGACCTGTTCCATCATCTGCGACACTTGCTTGATTGAAGCTGTCAACACCAGCAAAACTAGAACCATTAAAACGTGACCATACCTTACACAACCCCTGCTGAAGATTAGTTGTGGTTGAGTTGCCTTCGCCAGTAACGCTAATAGAGCCAGCGGTGGTTACACCTGTTAGTGCATCTACTTTAAGTAAACTAGCCATTATGCGAGGTCTCCTGCTACTAGTACTTGCATAAAGTTATCTACATATGCGCTACCATTATAGCTATAAGTAGTTACCCCAGTAGCTCCAGCCCAATCACAGAAAGAAGAGGTAGTGCCTACACTACGCATTGACGCAACTGGTGTGAAAACACTTGCAGTAAATGGATTAGTAAAGTTATGCGTTTGTTGTCCTGTACCCACATCAGTTAAAGATGCAATATTAAATCTTTCATAAAAATCAGTACCAGCACTATTTGTATTACTTCTCGCTTTTAAAAGACATGGGATTATATCTTGCGAAGCATTACCACCATCTGACACATAGGTAGATGTATTAGCCACCTTGACATTTGTACCGCCAGAGCCAGCCTTATCTACAATGGTATCTACATTTAACTGACTGGTCATACGATACTCCAATATCCGTTAACAGTGACGGTGGCATTGTCCTGTGTGATAGGGCCAGCCGATACGCCATTCTCATCGCTGTCAATCGTGATGTCTGCTGTGATGGTCTGCCCATTCAAACGGATGATGCTGTCATTGCCCTTGAATGGATAGCGTGTGTCAGCCTCTGCTTTGGTGTAGCTGTTGGCTACAGAGAATGTGTCATAGATAATCATCTCAACTACGTCATTGAGGGATGCCCCTGTGACCAGTACCATTGTTGTACCTGTCGTGGCTGTATAGTCTGTACCGGGTTTGAGTAGGACACCATTCTGATACACGTCCATGTACAGGCTATCCTGATAGGTCAGTACCTTTGCATCTTGGTCACTGCCACTAAAGCTAGTCTGTCCTGCTGTCGCCTGATATACAAAACGATTGCGAACTCCTACTGATGGGGATTTACCTATGTATGGCATCGTTCTTCCTTATGGTTTCGTAGGCCAAGTGACATCATCTAGTGATGTGGCACTGTCTGTGATGTCTCGTAGGGCTTGGCGGTATGTTGTCTGGGCAGATGTCATGGTTAGGTCTGATGATGCCCACCAATCCGTTTCTGCAATTAATCGGTCACGTTCTGCGCGGAGCAAACGCATAGGCTCTGCATTAACAAGTTCCGTTTTCTTAGCTGACACCTGTGACCAAGTTACACCAAAGTCGCTTGGTGTGGATGATTCAATAGCACTACCATTAGAGTCAGCACCAGTAACCTTACGGAACATCTGATTAAACTGAGCCTCCGTAGTTGGCTCACCACGAAGTACCCATTCGGTGATGCCTAGTTCAGTTAGTGCGTCTGTTACATTCATTGGGCAATCTCCATAGCCATAATTATCCTGTCATCAGCATTTGACCATTGATTAGTTAGCGTTCCACCGCTTTGTATTTGCGCTTGAAACTGCAATCGCATTGCGTTTGTTGTTCCGGCGGTGTTTATGTGAAAGTAGGGATAGTCTAACCACACAGTCGTGGCTTGATAATATGCTGCACTACCCATACGGTCGTTTGTATTCCATTTCGTATCGCTATTATTAGAATCTACAATTCTAAGTTGTGCATAGCCATCTTGGTCATTAAGGTTCA